CCCGACCCTGACACCGACCAGTATTTGCGCGATGTGGCGGGCCTGCCCGACGTGGCGGACGAAAACGCCGAAGCGCTGCTGGCGGCTTACACCGCGCAGGACGATGCGGACGACGCCACGAAGTCCAACCAGCCGACCGGCGGGGAAGACGGCGCACCTGACGTCAAGAAAATGATTGCCGGCGCCATCACGCGCCGCCTCATCAAACACAACTACCGCCCGGAACTGGCCAACAAGGGCAAGCCAAAGCGCAGGTTTTAATGCCCAAGCTGCTGCTGTCGGTGAACGACTTCCAATCGCCGGACGATGCGGCGGTGGTGCTGGCCCGCAAGCGCGAACAGAAAATCGCCGCTGGTGTTCTGGCAGCCCTTCGCCGCATGGGCGACGCGGTGGACTATCACGACCTGACAGTGGCCATTCAGCGCGCCGACGTGTCCGCCATCAGCGACGTGCTGGCCAGCCCGCATGTGGTGGACGCCCTCAAGTCTGGGTATCAGCCGATTGCCGACACGTTCGTCGAAGCCGCAGAGGCCGAAGCGGAAACCAAGTTCGGCGGGCTGGTGGTTTACGACCCGCTGTTTGCAGCCAGGCAGCTTGCCGGTGCCCAGCAGAATTTCATTGGCAGCATTCTTGGCCAGTCGTCGCAGGTCGTGTCTGACCAACTGGTCGCCGCGGCGCGGGCCGGCACCAATGTTGAGGAAGTGGCCAACGCGCTGCGCGGCGTCATTTCGCTGACACCACGGCAGGCCAAGGCGGTGACCAACTTCCGCAGCCTGCTGGAAAACGGCAACCGCGACGCCCTGCGCCGCGCGCTGCGCGACAAACGGTACGACGCCACCGTGGAAAGCTGGTTGCAGGGTGCCCCGGTGGACCCGGCCAAGGTGGATGCGATGGTGGAACGGTATGCCACGCGGTCGCTTGCGGCCCGGGCCCAGACCATCGCCAGCAACGAAAGCATGCAGGCTTCCGTCGGTGGGATCCGCGATGCTTACACGCAGGCCGTTTCCAGCGGTCGCCTGCTTGACAGCGAGGTCAAGCGGTTCTGGCTGGTGGAATTTGACGAACGCCTGTGCCCGATTTGCGCATCCATCCCGCTGCTGAACAGCAAGGGCGTGGGTGTGTTGACGCCATACAAGAGCCTCGGGGGCCTTATCATGGCCCCGCTGGCGCACACCAATTGCCGGTGTTCTGAGCGGTACGAAACCGACCTGTCCCGCGTCACCGCCAACCCCTTTACCGGCGCGGTTCGCCCGCCGCTTTACAAGCTGCCCGCACGCGGGCCCGTCATTCACCTTTAGGGAGTTTCCCATGCGCCTGATGAAAGCCGCACCGCTTCTGGCCCTGCTGGCGCTGTTCATTGCCACGCCGGCCGCAGCGCAGAACTGCGAAATCCAGAACCGCGACCTCGGCCTGCTGACCATGACCGCGCAGGGTGCGGCCACGCTCAATTCGGCAGACCAGATCAACTGCACCGGGCGCGGCGTTGTGGTCGTGGTGGACCTGACCACGGTCACCACCGCCACGGTCACCGTGACCATTCAGGGCAAGGACGCGGTGTCCGGCAAGTATTACACGCTGCTGGCTTCGGCCGGCCTGACCGGCGTCGGCACCACCCCGCTGGTGGTTTACCCGGCTGCTGCGGTCACCACCAACCTGTCGGCAAATTCCCCGCTGCCGCGCACTTGGCGTGTTTCGGTGGGTGTGGTCGGCGGTTCTGCCGCTGTCACCGGCAAGATTGGCGCGTCGGTTATCGAATAATGACCGCCCAGACCTTCAAGCAGCTGTCGCCTTCGGCGGTCCATGTGCCCACGGCGGACGACAAAGACAAAAAGGGCGGGAAGTCTTTCCGCGCTTTCATCGGGCAGACGCCCGTGGCGAAGCGCAACCTGCACCCGCATGACGAAAAGACGGCCAAGACGCCATTCCTATATGACGTCAATTCGCTGGGCAGCCTGCGACCTGATCAGGTTCCGCGCTTTTTCGGCGCCCTGACCGACAGCAAGAACCTGCCGGATGCGGACGTGAAGCTGTCAGACCTGCACGCCATGCAGGACCGTGTGGACCCGGCCAAGGTCGAAGCCATGCGCGGCAAAGACCTGACCAGCGCCAAGCGCCCGGTGGTCATTCGCCACAACGACAAGCACTACATCGCCGACGGCCACCACCGCCTTGCGGCAGATTGGATGGACGGCAAGGAAAGCAGCCCGGTAAAGCTGCTGGACCTCACCGAAGTGTCCAACGCCTTGAAGGCGCGCGAGTCCACCACCGAACAGTTCAAGGTCTGCAAGGTGGACGAAACGGCGGGCGTGGTGTTCGGCTGGGCCATCGTGTCCAAGAAAGCCGGTGCCGATTACTACGACTGGAATGTGGACCACCACGGCGAACACAAGGGCAAGCTGGTGCCGGAACACATCACCGAAAAGGCGATGTTTGATTGCGGTCTGGGCTTCGCATTGTCCAAGGACCGCGCCGGCAATATCCAGCACGACGGTCCCGACGTTGGCACCTATCCGTTCATTTTCCCGCTGACCGCCGATATTGCCAAGGCAATGGGCATCGAGTGCGACACCACCGGCCTGATGGTCGGGTACAAACCCTGCAAGGACACGCTGGCAAAGTTCGCCGACGGCACCCTGACGGGCTTTTCAATCGAGGGCTGGCGTATGCCCGGAGGGAGCGAGACACATGCCTAAGCGCATCATTCATGGCCTTGTGGTCAACAAAATCGCTGCGGTCGATTTCCCGTGTCAGGAACACGCGGTGGCGGCGATTATGAAAAGCCGCCCGGTCGTCAAAGCCTTGCAGGTCTGGTCCGAAAACGGCACGCCCGTTGTGAAGGCCGACACCACGCAGGGCACCGTGCTGCGCAAGTCGCTGTTCGAGGCGATCGAGAAAAGCGGGCTGGGCCTGACCGACAACGACGCCGATGGCGCGCAGCTTTTCGACGCTGTGCTGGGCGCGGAAAAACTCACGCAGCAGTTCTGGGACGCCTATTACAAGGGCACCTGCGCCTTGCAGGACTCGCTGTCTTCCATCGTCAAAGACGACACCGTGACGGACAAGGCCGGCATGGTTGAACAGAGCCTGAAAGAGTTCGCCGACTACATTGGGGAAATCCTGCCCAATAATGTTGGCAAAGCCTTGGTCGCAGGCATTGCGGCCACATTCGCGGGCAGCGCCCGCAACGGAGAAAACCTCATGTCCGATGCACTGAAAAAGGCGCTGGGCCTTCCCACCACCGCCACCGAAGCCGAAATGCTCAAGGCTTTGGAAACCCGCGATGGCGTTGCCAAGGGCCTGGTTGCGCCCATGTCCGATGCGCAGGTTGCGTATCTCGCCAAGATGAAAGACCCGGCGGAAATCGCCGACTTTCAGAAGGCCGACGCGACCGCGCGCGACAAGAAAATGAAGGACGACCCCAAGGACGACCCCAATCCCAACGACGTGGAAAAGGCGATTTCCTCGGGCGAAGCCTTCCGCACGCTGGATGGTTCGCAGGTCGTCTATAAGTCCAAGGTCGGCGCCGACACCTTCTCCATTCTCAAGTCGATGGACGACGGCCGCCGCGGCGACCGCGCGGAAATCGAAAAGGGCCGCGAAGACCGCATCGTGAAGGAATACGAAGACCTTGCCGCCGCCAATGGCTTCGCCAAGGAATTTGCCCCCACGCTGCGCAAAGCCATGCAGGGCTCTGCCCCGGAAGCACGCGACGCGCTGCTGAAGGAATACAAGGCCCTCAAGGCGCAGGCCGATGCGGGCGGTGTGTTCAGCGAGTTCGGCAAGCAGGGCGACAAGACCGCCGGCAGCGCCACTGCCGAACTGATGGCCAAGCGCGACGAACTGAAAAAGTCGCAGCCCACGCTGTCCAACGAGCAGGCTTTCTCGCGCGTCTATAAGGCCCGCGAGAATGCGGCGCTGGTCGCCAAGTACAAGGCGGAATTGGCCACCGCCAACTAAGTGCATCCGGTGGCGGGCATTCCGTCCGCCACCGCCTTTCCACCTGCCAAATCGCAAAGGAGACTTTTGCAATGGCGACCGACTCCCCTCTCCAACACCTTGGCTGGTTGAACGCCAGCGCCGATCTCAGCGCTGCCGCCAACCAGTACAAGGCCGTGAAATCGTCCGGCAATCTCACGGTAAACCTCGCGTCGACCGGCGGCGAAAATGCGCTGGGCATCCTGCAGAACACGCCTGCGAATGGCGACGCTGCGGACATTGGCATCGGTGGTGTTTCCAAGGCTTTGGTCGGCGTTGCCGGCTGCGCCTATGGCGATGCTTTGCAGACCGAAGCCGCGACCGGCGCCGTGGTCACCAAGACCAGCACCAATGCCGTCATTGCCCGCGCTTTGCAGGCTGGCGTGTCCGGCGACATTATCTCGGTCGTCGTCATTCCGAACTAACCGGATGGCGCGCGGTTAAACGCGCCAATTCCACCCAGTAAGAGGCGTGCCTAGGCTGGTGCAGGTTTGCACCCGCACCAGCCAGCCTCTTGTCCAAAAACCCGAAACTTTGAACAGAGGAATCCGGCAATGCCGCAACCCACCCTTAATCAGGTCCATTCGCCTTCACCGCTGACCAACATCGCGGTGGCCTACATGCAGGACGAGTCCGCCTATATCGCGGACAAAGTCTTCCCCATCGTCCCCGTGTCCCATCAGTCGGACCTGTACTACATCTGGTCCAAGGCCGACTTTTTCCGCAACAATCCCAAGAAGCGTGCGGACGCAACGGAGTCCGCCGGTTCGGGCGTCAATCTCACGCAGGACAGCTATCGCTGCGACGTGTGGGCGCTGCATGACGATATCGGCGAACAGGCCCGCGCCAACCAAGACCCGTCGGTGGACCTCGAAACCACCACGACCGAGTTCCTGATGCAGCAGCTGCTTATCAGCCGCGACCTCAATTTCGCCAGCACCTACATGACCACTGGCGTTTGGGGCACGGACTTGGTGGGCGCCGCTACGCCGACCGGGGCGCAGGTCTACCAGTGGTCCGACGACGCCAACAGCGACCCGTTCACGGACATTTCCAACGCGCAGACCACCATCCTCCAGAACACCGGCAAAAAGCCGAATGTGCTGGTGCTGGGCTGGGCGGTTTACCAGGCGCTGCGCAAGCACCCGCTGGTGATCGACCGCATCAAGTTCACGATGCAGGCCGACGCCGCCGACATTACGCCCGCCCTGTTGGCCGGCGCATTCGCGGTGGAAGAAGTCGTGGTGTCGGAAGCGGTTTACAATTCCGCTGCCGAAGGTCAGGCCGCTGCGATGGGTTTCATCGTCGGCAAGTCTGCCCTGCTGTGCTATCGCCCCAAGGCCCCCGGCCTGCGCATCCCGTCCGCCGGTTATATCTTTGCTTGGAACGGTCTGGACGGCATGGGCGTGTTCGGCGCCCGTTCGTGGTCGGAGCCCCTGCCCAATCGCGGCAAGAACTCCATCCGCGTGGAATGCGAAATGGCCTACGGGTTGAAGCGCGTCGGCGCTGACCTCGGCTATTTCTTCTCTACCATCGTCGCCTAATGTGGCCGGGCGCGCGGCGTGAGTCGCGCGCCCATCCACACAAGAGGACCACCCAATGCCCAACCCCATGCTCCCCGACACCCAGATTGGCGGCGCGTATGTCCGCCGCCGCTTCGACCTCGGCCCGCGCACCATGACCGCTGGCGAAACACTGACCGCCGAACAGGTGCTGGCCATTCCCAAAAGAAACCGCCAAGCGCTTATCAACCTTGGCAAAATCGAACTGTATCCGGCGTCGCCCGTCGCTGCCGGCAGCCGTCGTTTTGCCATCCACATGGGCATGGGCCGTTTTGACGTGATCGAGGGGCACAAGCTGAACGCTGTCCCTATGTCGCGTGAGGAAGCCGAAGCAATGCTGCCGGCTGCCGACCGTCCGAAAGGCCGGAAACCCAAAAAGAAGAAGCCCGCAGCGGGCTAATTCTTTTCCCCGAAACCTCAAACGCGGAGACGCGCAATGGCTCTCACCGGCTTTGTTGAACGCATCAAGGGCAAAGCAAAGGCCCACATTCTCTATTTGGGCTCTGGCGGCATTGTGTCGTCCGATACCGGCGCGCAGGTTCTCGGCGGCAAGCCGAACGACGGCGTCATTGCGCATGCTGGCGGCACCCGCGCACTTGCGATGGCCCTCAAGTATGGCTGGAACCGCCTTGCCACCGTGGCGAGCGCCAATGACAGCGTCGCGCTTCCGCCCGCCGTTGCCGGCGCAAGTGTCGTCGTCATCAATGATGGCGTCGCTGCCGCCAAGGTCTATGCCGGCGTCACCGGCACAGACACCATCGACGGTGTTGCTGCGGCGACCGGCGTTCCCCTGACCAATGCCAAGCGGGCGATTTTCTACTGCCTGACCGCTGGCGCTTGGCAGTCCTTGCAGGGCGGCGTGTCGGCGTAATGGAAAGCACTCGGAATGCCACGGTCGGGGTCAAGGTTATCCCCGTCGTCACCATCGAATTTCGCGGTGCGTTTCGATGCTGCGGCGAAGTGATCCCCAACCCGACCGGGCTTCCGAAGTGCCCCAAGTGCGGCACACCAGCCGTGATTTACCAGCGGGACGCCGAGGCCATCATGCCTTGGCCATTCCCGGCCAATATCTTTTTTGCCGTCGCAGATTGGCTGAATAAATTGGCCAAGAAACTAGAGAGGTTCGGAGAATGAATTACACCGTTCACAGCTTCCACCCCACCACCGTGCCGGTGGAAGCAAAGACTGGCGATGGCGAAACCATCATCGGTCAACAGCCCGTCGCCATCATCGAACTGGTGCCGGAAGACGACACGCAGACCACCATCACCATCCGCCGCAAGCTGACCGCCAGCACGAAGGAAGCCGTGGAAACCCTGTTTGCCGAAGGCAACGTGGTTTCCTTGGGCGAATTTTCGCTGGTGTCCGCCGCCCCGAAGGAGGCCCAGTAAATGAGCGCACGCGCTGCAACCCTCAATCCCGGCGGCGGCATTGCTGCCGCTGTCGCCGAAGCCGTGGCCAAGGGCATCATCCTGCTGGCCAACGTGTTCACCAACGTGGGCGCGTCCATCATCACCAACCGCGTCATTCAGGCCGGCACCGCAGCCAAAAATATCGGCTGGGGCACTGGCGTGACGGCTGCGGCGGTGACCGACACCGCCCTGCAGACCGAAGTCGCGCCGACCACAGCCGGCGGCCGGACGGTGGGAACGGAAAGCCGCGTCACCACCACGGTGACGAACGACACCAATCAGGTTGCTGGCACCGTCACGCAGTCCGCTGCGGGCCCGGTCGCCATCACCGAAGCGGGTCTGTTCGACAACGTGACGGCGGGCAACCTGCTTATCCATTCTGTCTTCGCCGCCATCAACACGCTGCTGGGTGACTCGATTGCATTCACCTTCGGCTTGAAGCAGGTTCCGGCGTAGTTCGACCAGGCGCAGCTTTTTGAAAGGGAATACCCATGGCCGACCAATTCTGGGCTGGTAACGGTGTCGAACCGACCACGGCAAGCCGTGTTGCGGTCGCCACGGGCACTGCCATCAAGACGCTGCTGCAAATTGCACCCCCAAGCACCAAGGAAATCATCCCTGTTGCTTGGGGCATTGCATTCGACGGCATCACCAATGCGGTGCCGGGCATTCTCGAACTTATCGAAACCGACGTGGCCGCGACCGGCGGCACGTCGCTGACCCCGACCCCGTACAGCAACCCCAACGGCCCAGCGTCGCTTTGCGTCGGCGGCGCCGCGCTGACCTGCTTTTCCCCGACAGGCGAGGGCACCATCACCGCCGTGCGCACGGCGGACGTGCAGTTTGTCGCGCCGACCAACCAGTATGGCTTGCAGTGGCCGCTGGGCCGCGAATTTAGGGTGCGCGCCAGCAAATTCCTGCGCGTGCGCGCGAAGTTCGCCGCCACCGTGAACGCCATCGTTTGGGTGCAGTGGGAGGAGTAAATGCCGCGTGACGACCTACGACCCTTCATTCATCGCAGCGTCGGTAACTCTTTCCGCTGGTAACGGTGTCGCAACAGCAAGCAATGCTGGCACCGACGCCAACGCTATGGCGAACACGGGGCTTTTGATTGCTGGCCCGCAGCAGAAGTGGGTCTGCGCTTGGGACGTTGTGACGGGTGGCGCGAACGGCCCATCCTTCGGTCTGACATTCGACCACACCGACGTGAACAATTACATCGGGAGCAGTGGGACTTTCGGATATTACAACACTGGCGAGTTTTTAGCGCAGGGCGGCACCGTCACCAATTACGCGACCTTCACGACCGGCGACAGAATTTATGCCGCTTGGGACACGACGCCCGGTTATGGCTTGACAAATGTTTGGGTTAGGAAAAACCAAGGCGCATGGAATGCCACTGGCAATCCCGATGCTGGAACTGGTTTCAACAATCCGTTCTTTAGTCTGACCGGCGCAACGATACTTTATCCGGTGACGTCATTCTTTAATGCTGCCGCCGCAAGGCTTGTGCCCGGCGCACAGGGCCACGGCTTGCTGACATTCGCCCCGGTGGACATGGCAGCCCAGCTTCGTTTTCTGCGGCAATCCGTTAAACGCGCGAGTTTCTTCTAATGGCACGTCTCGGTAGAGCCCGGCCTTTCAAGGCCCACATTCGGCCCGTTCACATTTCGAGCGGCACGGCCTATTTCCAGACCTGCCTTGCGACCAGCGCCAGCGTGGCCAGCCTTTCCATGTCCACCGGAAAGCTGCTGCCCGCATCCAGCCCCGCCGTTGCGCTTCTGCTGCGCGGCATGGCCCACCAGATTGCAGCGGTCGGCGCTTCCGTCGCCCTGCTGCGCCGTTCGACCGGGCGCAACAGCGTGTCGCTGGCCAGTTCTGTGGCCCTGCTGCACGCCACCACGCCTTACCACCTTGCCCTGACCGCCGCGTCCGCCGCGGTCGCCATGCTGTCCAAATCCACCGGCAAGAACCTGCCCGCGCTGGGGTCGTCCATCGCCCTGCTGGTCCGGGGCAGCCTGCGCAGCTTCGCCGCCACCTGTCTGGCGTCGTCGGTGGCGCTGCTACAGACCAACAAGGGCAAGGTGTTGATGGCCCAGTCTGCGGCGGTCGCCTTGCAGGTGCACGGGGTGTTCAAGGTCGTGCTGGCCCAGTCCGCCGCCGTCGCGCTTCTGCGCCGCCAGACCGGCGCCGCGCGGCTGGCATCGTCGCCCGCCGTCGCCTTGTTGCAAAAGGGCATCACCACCGGGTCCAAGGTCGCGGCGTCCGCCGCCATCGCCCTGCTGACCAAGGCCGGCGGCAAGAAGCTGCTGGCCACCAGCCCGGCGGTCGCGCTGCTTGCCACCATCAAGGGCCGGCTCGTCGCCATTCTCGCGTCGTCGGCGGCGGTCGCCCTGCTGACCCGCCAGACCGCCAAAGCCCTGCCGGCCACCGCCGCGTCGGTCGCCATCGGGGTTCGGCAGGTCGCCCTGTCCATCCATGCGCTGGCCAGCAGCGCCTCTGTGGCCCTGCTGCGCCGGTCCACCGCCAAGGCCCTGCCGGCGTCCAGCATCCCGGTCGCGTTGACTTCTAAGTCAACAACCCACGGCATTCTGGCCATCAGCGCGGCGCAGGCGCTGGCGGGCCGGTCGCAGGCCAAGGCGCTGTTGGCGGTGTCCAACGCCAGTGCCCTGTTCGCACTCGGGCTCACGAAGTCGCTGGTGGCCGTTTCCGCCGCCCGCGCGCTGCTACGCCGGGACAGCACCAAGGCGCTGCTGGCGTCCAGCAGCCCCGTTGCCAGCCTTCTGACACCATCCAACCGGGGCTTTGCATTCCTTGCCCAGTCCGCCCCGGTGGCGATGCTGGCCATGCGCACCAGCAAGGCCCTTACCGCCGCCAGCGCCGCCCGGGCGCTGCTGGCCATCGGCTTCCCGCTTTCAGTGCTTGCCACCAGCCATGCCGTCGCCCTGCTGGTGAAAGCCACCGGCAAGGTCGTGCTGGCCAGCACCACCCCGGTGGCCTATCTGGCACGGGGAATCGGCCTGCACCTTTTGGCGTCGTCCCGGTCGGTGGCGCTGCTGTTCAAGTCCGCCCGCAGGCAGTTCGTCACCCGCGTGCAGCTGCTGGGCAGCAAGGTGACGACCTCGCTTATCGGCAAAAAGACGACCACCGACCTCAAGGGAAAGCTGGACGAATGACCGCGCAAAGCCAAGATTTCGAAGTATTTGCCGGCAACGCCAACGGCGTGGTTTTCACGGTGGTGGGCGACGACGACCTGCCGCTGGACATTTCGCAGGCGCAGGACATTGTGTTTGAGGCCCGCCGCGACCTCGCCAGCAGCCCGGTTCTGACCAAGAAAAAGAGCGTCGCCGCCGGCATCACCTTTGTGACCGACGGCACGGACGGCAAGTTTCAGGTGAACTTCGCACCTGCCGACACCGCCGCGCTGACCGCCAATTACTATTTTGCCGCCAGCCTGGTCGATTTCACCAGCCAGCCCGCCACGGTTTCCACCGGCATGATGCAGGTCGGCGCCGCGCCGGCTTGGACCTACAGCGGGGATCCGACCAGCAGCCAAAAGGATGCGGTGCGCTTCATCATGGGCGACACGTTCCGCAAAGACCCGCTGGTGTTCGACGGGGAAATTCTCTTTGCCCTCACGCAATCGACCAGCACCTACGGCGCCGCAGCCATTGTGTGCCGGTCGCTGGCCAGCCGGTTCGCGCGCGAGGCCGACACGGTGGACAAGGATTTGCAGACCCGGCTTTCCCAGCGGTCCAGCGCCTTTTCCAAGATGGCGTCGCAGTTCGAACAGAAGGCGTCGGCGCGCAGCGGCGTCGTGCCGTATGCCGGCGGGATTTCCATCGCCGACCGTTCGCGGCAGATCAAGCAGCCCGACCGGGTGCAGCCGTCTTTCAACACCGGTATGATGGACAACTTCATCCCCGATGGCATCATGGGCAACGAAGACCTAAACTCCAAGGATGATTAGGACCGAAATTCTCGGGCTGCGCACTGTTCAAGTCACCCTTGAAAAGACCAGCCCGGAAATCCAAACGGAACTGCGGGTCTTTGTTGCCGACCGCATGCTGGCCCTGCGCGATGGCGTAAAGAACAACATCGCCCGCATGTTCCAGTCCACCGGGCCGCTGTGGCAGGCGGTGCAGGCAACGATGGTGGAAGTGCCGGGCGGCGTGTCGGGCGTGGTCTTTATCGACGGCAGCCGCATCCCCTATGCCGCCATCCAAGAGGAAGGCGGACAAACCCGGGCGCATGACATTCGACCGAAGAAACCAGGCGGCGCGCTTGCCTTCCAGTTTCCCGGTCGCATGGGTTTTTCCGGCGGCCCCAAGCAAAGTTCGCTGATGATTTTGAAAGTCGTCCACCACCCGGGTTCGCGCATTCCAGAACACCCCTACATGCGGCTTGCGCTGGTGAAGGAAAAGCCGGTGTTTGAAGGCGGCATCCGGGCAATTGTCGAAAAGGCAACGAAGCTATGATCGAACGCGAGCCAATCTATAAGGCGCTTTATGCAATGGTCACGCCGTTGCAGGCAAAGAACCAAGGCGCGCTGACGAAAGCCCAGCCCTTCGTGACCGTCACCCGTAAGGTCATTGAAACGCAGCGCGTGCCGCCCGGCGAACAGCCGATACTGATGCAGTACGAAATGCAGGAAGAAAACGAATACCAAGGTCGCCTTATGACCAAGAAAAGCTGGACGGTTATTTACATCATCGGCGTGACCCATGAACCCGACGAGTTCGGCGCCGCCATGCTGAACCCGCTTGTGGACATGGTGGAGAATGTCTTTACGCCCCAAGATGGCGAGCCCATCACCTTGGGCGGTCTTGTCGAAAACGTGCAGCTTGTTGGCATCGCCGGCAAAGACCACGGCGACAATTCCACCAAGGAAAACGCGAGGCAGGCCGCATACTATTTGCCTGTCGCCATCTATCTGCCCGGCTAAGGAGGCCACCATGCCAGCATCGAAAACGCCCACGCCCGCCCAAATCAGCGACGCGGTGGACGCCTGGTTCAACACCAAATTCCACAACACCACGCTGTCGCGCGACACCGCCGTGTTCAACGCTGCGGTGTCTGCATTGCCTGACCTCAAGAAAAGCCTCTGCGGGCTGTTTGCCGCAGAACCCCCCAACAACCCCACGATGGAGAAAGCCTGATGGTTACCGCAGTCAATGGCCAAAAAATCTTTGCGGCGGGCCGTTTTTTCGGCATGCCAAACGTCACCACGCCCACGCCCACCGCGTTTTCCATCCCGCAGGACCAGTCCATCACCTTCAAGCGCAGCACCAAGTCGCTGTTCGGTGAAAACCAGTTCGCTGCGGACATTTCGGCGGCAACCATGGAAGTGACCGGCAAGGTGACGCTTGGCACGTTGCAGCCCCGCATCTTTTCGGACCTGCTGTTCGGCGACGCCGGCACGGCTGGCCAGATCAAAGAGGCGAACAACGAAGCCGGCGTGGTGCCTGCTGTGACCACCTATATCATCACCGTGGCCAATTCGGCGACGTGGACCACCGACTTGGGCGTGCGCAATGCCGACAGCGGCAATCGCTACACCCGCGTCGCCACCACCCCGGTTGTCGGCAAGTCCTACACGGTGGCGGCGGGCGTCTACACTTTCGCGGCCGGCGATGCCAACGCGAACATGAAGATTTCCTATCTCTACACGGTCACCTTGGTGGGCGAGACTATCGTTATCGCCAACCAGCAGATGGGCAATGTCGGCGCCTTCACGGCGGTGATGCAGTTCAACTGGGCCAGCGAACAGTCCATCCTGACCTTGAACTATTGCCTGACCTCGGATACTGAAATCAGCACCAAGCAGGACGACTACGCGAAACCCACCTTTGGTTTCATGGCGTCTTGCGATGCCAACGACAATCTGGGGAGCTTCTCTTTCGCGGAAGCTGCATAATTTGCCAACACTGACTGGCCCGGAATTGGGCGAGCAAAGAAGGCTGGTTTTTGAGAACGTCGCTGGTGGTGTCCCTTTACCGGATATCATGGCGGCGTTCTCGCTTTCCCAGCTTGAAGTGGAACAGCACGTTGCGTTTGTCGGCAAAAAGATTGCCGAGTACCGCTTCAAGCGGCACATGCCGCCGCTGGCAACCAACGACACCCTTTCAATCCGCTGGAACCGCAAGGCGCTGCTGGAAACCCTGCGAAAGCTGGGCCCAAAATTCCTTTCCTCAGAACTGCTTCTGCCTTCAATCCACGTTCAAAAAGTCACAAATTCCAACGAATTGAGAGAGGCCGCACGCAACGTGCGGGCATCGGAATGACCACACCAGCACCATTCAATGAAAACCTGACACCCCACGTCGTTCTGAATGGCCAGAAATGGCCCATCCTCGAACTGGCACCGCGCCAGCTTCGCCAGTGCCGGCGCCAAATTATCGACGTGACGGATGCGATCGAGCCGGAATTTGCCGAAGACGACCCGCTTGGTTTGGGCAAGCCCGTGGTTGGCACGGGCGTGAAAGTCTTGCAGCTGCCGAATGAAGTTTACGCCCAGATGGTCGACGCCGTTTATTGGGGCCTGACCGCTGCGCACCCCGACCTTACGGAAGACGAATTTTCCGGCTGGGGCCTAAAGGACGCCGACCTGTTCAAAGCATTTTTGACGGTGCGGTCGCAGTCCGGCATCTACCAGCAGGTCACCGCAGCCGACGCGCAGCCCGGCTCGGGGGAAGCACTGGCGACATAGCAGAACCAGACTGGGACGTTTTAATCGCCCAGGCATGTCGCCATTTCGGCCAGTCGCCGGATTACTGGGAAGACCACCTGACCATGCGGCGCATACTGGCCCAGCGCAAAGAACTGCGCTTGAGCCCGCCGCCCGAGTTCTTCCTTGCCGGTTACTTTCAGGGCCGCGATTGGTGGCACCCTCCAAATCAGATTAAAGCAGATGCCAAGCCGCAGGTTGTCGCGGCGTCCCTCTTGCCAGAGTTTGAGGAATAATGGCCGACGGCGACAAAAGCATTGCAGTCCGCATCACCGGCACGGTGGACCCCAGTCTTGCTGCTTCGACCGCTGCCGCTTCGGCAGAAATCGAAGCGCTGGCGGGAGCATCAACCAAGACCAGCGCGACAATTGCGACCGACTTCCAAGGAATCATCAACAGCACCACGGGCGTTTCCAGCAGCACCAAGAGCGCCAAGGATAGCTTTGTGGCGTTCGCCGATGCGGTGGGCGACCAGAAGAAGCTGCAAGCCGCCGCCAACGCACTCGAAAATATCGACACCGAAGTGACGAAAGGCCACGGCAGCGCGTCTGCGGCAGCGCGCGAATTTCGTGCCCTGTTCGACGAACTGTCCAGCGGGCGCACCAAGCAGACCCCCGGAACCCTCGCCATCATCGGGCAGCGCGTGCTGGGCATGGGGCCGGCCGCGCTGCTGGCGGCAGGCGGTGTTGCCGCACTGGTTGCCGGGCTGGGCTACCTTATCGTCACCGGGCTGGAAGCTGCCGACGCGCTGGAAAAGACCAGCCTTGCCGCCAGCTTCGTGGGCAATAAAGGCATCAGCACCGAGTCCATCCAATCGTCTATCAAGGCGCTGGACGACTTGGCCGGCGTGTCCACCAAGGACGCCGAAGAAGTGGTGCGGGCATTTTCCACCATGCGCGATATGTCAGGCCCGGAATTGCAGGGCCTGTCCCTGCTGGTCGGCGAGTATGCCCAGACCATGGGCGAGAAAGCCCCGGAAGCCGCCAAAGCCTTCATTGCCGCAATGGAAAACGAAAAGCTGTCGGCCAAAGACCTTGCCAAGCTGGTGCCAAGCATCACGCAGGCGCAGGTCGACAACATCGAAAAGACGCAGCAGATGGGCAACGTGCACGCCACGACCGCTGCGATTTTGGAAACCGTCAATTCGGCGTTGGTGGACAACAAGCAAAAGTATGTTGAAGCCAACACCAGCATGACGTCCAGCTTCGGCAATTTTATCGCGTATATCGGCTACTTGCAGCAGGGCATGACGCAAGAGCAAATCCACACCGCGATAATTAACGACAACACCGCCGCGTGGGAAAAGAACCAGAGGGCCATTCTGGGCGATATTGCCGCCCTGAAAAAGCAACCGCCCAAGCCGCCGCTGACAGACATTCAGTCTCCTGTGGAAAAGACGCGCGACGCCATCGCCAAGCTGGACTCCATGTGGACGGGTTCGACCGCGGCGCGGTATCAGGCCGAGGCCGACCTTTGGCAGAAGGTCGCAAACGGCACGGAAGGCAGCGCAAAAGATCGGCAAGCCGCCGAACGCAGCGCCGACGAAGCTATTTTCCATTCGCATGAAGCGTCCGCCAGCGCCGCGAAAACGGCGGCTGCGGCAGCCAAGACCGCACGCCATCAGGCCAGCGAAGAAACCCTGCGCGATATTGAGGAAACGGCGACCACCCAGCAGAAGGGATCCGCCGACCAAATCGCCACCCTCCAAAACCTTTACAACACGGCGGTGCGGCTGGAAGGCGCCAAGAGCGCTGCGGCCCTGTCTGCGCTGCGCCAGCTTACCGCAGCCCAGCGCGAGGCAGCCCAGCAGGAAATTGCCACCCGCGCGCAGGCCGACGAAAGCATAATCGCCAAGGCGAACGAAACCGCGCGTGAGGAAATCGACACTATCCGGCAGAAGTTTTCCCAGCAGCAAATCAGCGCTGCGGAAGAAATCGCCCTCATGTCCCAGACCGAAGACACCAGAAACGAACTGGTGAAAAAGGAACTGGCGGACGAACTGAATATGTGGGCCGGCTACCCGGAAAAGCTGAACGCCATCAACAAGCAAATTGAGGCGAACGAACGCACCCACTCCAAAGCCATTTCCGACATTGCCAAGACCGGCGCCAACAGCATGGTGCAGGAATACTCGCGCGCCTGGTCGCCTATCACCAACGGGTTCAATTCTATGGTGCGCGGCATTTTCAGCGGCAACCAGACGCTGGTGCAGGTGCTGGGCCAAGGCGCGCTGACCATCGCCGAGGACTACATTCAGCTGCAACTGCGCCAGCTTGAAGAAACCATTTTCGTGCAGCAGGCCAAGACCGCCGCAACGGCGGCCGGCGTTGGCCAGCGGTCGGCGGTAGAGGCGGCTGGCAATTCCGGGTTCTTCGGAAAGATTGGCCAACAGCTTGCCGAATGGCTGGGCCTTGAGACTTCAAAGACGGCAGAAACCGTGGCCGGCGCCACCGCGCGCGCCACGGCAGCGGGAGCCGAAACCGCAGCAGGAATCGCGGAAGCCAAAGCGCTGGCGCTGGCGGAAATCCCGGCTTACACGGGAATTGCCGCCATGGGCGCTGCGGCAGCCGTCGCGCCAATCCCCATCATCGGCCCCGAACTGGCGGCTGCGGCGTTTGCCTCGATGCAGGGCCTTGGTGCCACCGCGCTGGGCATGGCCAGCTTGGACAGCGGCACCAACTTCGTTCCCAATGACATGATCGCGCAAATCCATGCCGGCGAGCGCATCATCCCAGCAGCCGAAAACGCCGACCTGATGGACGCAGTGGACGGCGGCGGCGGCAAAGGCAGCGGCGGCGACACATATCATTTTCACGCCTTGGATGCTTCCAGCGTGTTGAAGCTGTTCAAGGCCAACCCCGCAGCCTTTGCCGCAGGCGCACGGTCTGCCGGCAAACGGCTTATGAAGGTCTAACCCCATGTCGTACCTGCCGACACGCTGGAACGTGCCGACGCCCATCAATCTGGTAAGCGACCCCGACGTGTTCCCGCTGTTCAAGGGGCAAGAGTTCATTTCCCAGAAGTCGCCGACGTTCCCGCCCACCATCGTGCGCAAGAGCGGCAGCGGTCGGGAAATCCGGGTTTCGCTTGGCGACTTCCCGACGTGGCAGTTCAAGGTTGCCTATGAGGTTATCCGCAACAAGGTGTCGCAAAACGAATTGCAGCGCCTGTTTTCCTTTTTCAACACGCGGCTGGGCCAGTTCGGCACATTCTTTTTCTATGACCCGGAAGACAACGCGGTGTCCGATTGCTCCATTTCGGTGGGCGATGGCGTCACCAAGATTTTCCAGCTTACCCGCTGCCTCGACCAAGGCGGCGGAAATCCCTTTTACGAGCCCATCTATGTGACCCTTGGCACGCCCGTGGTCACGGTCAACGGTTCAACGGTGTCGTCGTCGCTTTATACGCTGGGCCCGTTCGGTGCCATCACCTTCACCACAGCACCCGGCAATGGCTTCCGCATTGCGTGGACCGGGCAGTTTCTGTTCTTGTGCCGCTTCGCCGAAGACCAACTGGACGTGGCACAAATGGTAAAGCAGCTTTATTCAAGCGACGGTCTGCCATTCCAAAGCTGGATGCCACTGTGAAAGCTGCAAGTTCGACCCTCATTGCGTTTCTCGACAGCGCGGCGACCTACGCGCGCGCCGACTTCTACACCATCACCTTGGTGGGCGGGCAGGTGCTGCGGTATTGGAGCGGCCCGGGCTTGATGAACGCCAATGGGTTCACTTTCGGCCAAGGACCGCTGGTCAAAGATAGCGGCGTGAAATCCACACGCGGCGTCGAAGTCTCAGAGATCGATATCACCTTTAGTTCGGACACGCGGTTTTTGGTCAACGGTGTGGTGTTTCTGGACTTCGTGGAAAACCTCGGGCTTGACGGCGCGCTGGTGCTTATCGAACGCGGCTTTAGCACCGACTTTGCCAGCATGCGTTCGGCCGGCCCGATTGGCGGCACCTACATCCGTTTCAGCGGTCGGTTTTCTGAAGCCAAGGACTTGGGCATGTCGCAGGTCACCGTGACATGCGCCAGCCCGCTGGACCTGTTCACGAACAACGTGCCGCCCGATTGCTTCCAGACCTCTTGCGCCAACGTGCTGGGCGACGGCAAGTGTCTGGTAAATCTGCCATCGCTTGGCACCAACTACACCGTCGCCAACACCCTGACCCCCACCCAAACGCAGTGGCAGATCACTGGCACGCTGCCGCCGACCGGCGACTATTCCTTGGGAAAGGTGAAATTCACCAGCGGCGCAAACAGCGGGCGCACGGTCACCATCAAGTCGCAGGACGCAGCCGGCGTTTGGACCACCGTCGTGCCGCTGCCGGCGGCGCCTGCGGTCGGTGACACCTTCACGGCCTATCCCGGGTGCGACCTGTCCACCACCCGCTGCGTGGCCCGCTTCAACAATATCATCCACTACCGGGGCGAGCCGTTTATCCCAGACCCGGCCACGGGGCTGCCATCGTGACCACCCGCGAGGCCGTCATAGCCGAAGCAATGACATGGCGCGGCACGCCGTGGCACCACCATGCGCGCATCAAGCACGCGGGAGTCGACTGCGCCCAATTCCCTGCTGCCGTCTATGAGAGCGTCGGCCTTATCGCGCATGTAGACCCGGACTATCCGCGCCAGTGGGCGATGCACCACAGCGAAGAACTGTTCATTGCGTGGATTTTGAAATGCGGTGCACGGGAGATCGCCAAGGAACAGGTGCAGGGCGGCGACCTTGGGGTGTGGAAGTTCGGCCAGGCATTCAGCCATGCCGGCATTTTCATATCCGTGCAGCAGGTTATTCATTCGGTCGTGCGCAGCGGCGTGCAGATTGATGAAATCGACCGTTACAACGAATTTTTGAAACGAGAAAGCCGCTTTTTCACCTTGTGGGGCGACAAGTAAATGAACCTCTTTGGGGGCAACAGTTCACCACAGGCCGCAGCGCCCACGCGCTACATCGGCATTCCTGTGCAGACCTCAATCAAGGGTTCTTCCATCCCGTATGGTTGGGGCACATTCAAGTGCGGCTGCAACCTTATCGACTACCTGAATTTTCAATCCGTTGCCGTCACCAGCACGCAAAGCGGCGGCAAGGGTGGTGGCGGGAGCCAGACTACCACCAGCTACAATTACTTTGCCGATATCATGCTGGGAATTGTCGAAGGCCCGGTCGCCGGCATTCGCACGGTCTGGCGTGACCAAGAGATTTTGACGCTGGCGACTTCCGGTCTGAGCCTTGCCACTGGCGCAATCGGGCAGGCCCCGTGGGGTCACCTGACCTCGCCGCATAATCTGGGCTACAGTGGGCTCGCATATGTCTATGCCGCCAAGTATGCGCTGAACAGTTCGGCGACGCTGCCCAACCACAGCTTTGAAGTGCAGTCCACAATTCGGCAGGTTATCGGCGGCGTCACGCAGGACGATGCAAACCCGGGCGCAATTCTCACGGACTTTTTCAGCGTGCTGCCGCAGTGGAACAGCGCGTGGACCGGCAGCTACACCGACTATTCCAACTATTGCCTCGCGGCGGGCCTGCTACTCAGCCCGGTGTTGGAAAGCCAGCGGCAAACCAGCGACTTCCTGACCGAAATTCTGGCGGCTTCGAACTCAGACTGCATATGGTCGGACGGGCAGCTAAAGATTATCCCGTATGGCGACACCACCATCACCGGCAACGGTGTGACGTGGGTGCCCAACCTAACGCCTTCGTACAATATCCCCATTGGGCAGTTCATTTCGGAGGAAGGCGACGACCCCATTAAGTGGGATTTCACGCGCCCCGCCGACGCATACAACTATGTGCAGATTGAATTTCTGGACCGCACCGCAAGCTACAACACCGACATTGCGCCGGCACTGGACCAAGCGAACATCGACCAGTTCGGTTTGCGCAAACAAGACCCATTTTCGCTGCATTCGATTTGCAGCGGCACGGTCGCTTCGGCGATTGCCCAGCTTATGGTGCAGCGGACCTGCAACGTGCGGCGCACCGCGGTGTTCACGCTGCCGGAAGTCTTCGGACTTCTGGACCCCATGGACACGCTCACAATCCCGCTGCGCAACGGCGGCACGCGGTTTGTGCGCATTATTTCGTATCAAGAAAACCCCGACGACGCGACGATCACTTACACGGTAGAAGAAATGCTGGTGGGCGTCGGCCATGCGCCGGCATACACCCGGCAGGTTTCTGGCGCCGTCCCGCAGAACTTCAACATCGCCCCGGGCGATGCGGCGGCGCCGGCCATCTTTGACGTGCCGGTGCAGCTTGCGCAGGTCGTCGGGCTCGAGACATGGATTGGCGTTTCGCCGGTCGCGGGGAATGCCTATTGGGGCGGCTGCGAAATCCATGTTTCCACCGACGGCACCAACTATGTGCTGAAACAGACCGTGCAGGGCAGTTCGCGGTTGGGCGTCACCACCCTATTGCTGCCGTCCGGCGCCGATCCCGACACTGTAAACTCGCTGCATGTGGACCTGTCGCAAAGCCTAGGGTCGCTGGAAGCCGGCACACTGGCGGACGCGAACAACGGCACCACCCTGTGCTTCGTGGACGGGGAATATATCTCCTACCAGCAGTGCGTTCTGACCTCGCCATACCAGTATAATCTGGGCAAGAACGGCGCGACCGCTGGCCTTCTGCGTCGCGGTATGTGGGGCTCGCCCATCAGCGCCCACGCCATCGGGTCGCTGTTCGTGCGCCTTGACGATGCGGTCTGCAAAATCCCTTACAACGCCACCGACGTGGGCCGCACGCTTTACATCAAGCTGGTGTCTTTCAACTGCTACGGCTTGGCCTTGCAGGATATTTCGACGGTCACGGCCTACACCCACACCATCGGTGGACCGCCCACCATCTATGCGCCCACCAGCCTGACCGTGACGCCGGCCCTAAAAGGGTTGCAGCTGAACTGGATTAACGCTGCCAACGTCGGCATTGCCGCTGTGGAAATCTGGCGTTCTGCCACCAGCAGCTTTTCCGGTGCCAGCAAGATTGCGGACGCCGGCAGCTATGCCACAAGCTACAATGACCAAGCCGTCGCATCGGCCACCCCCTATTGGTATTGGATAAGGTGCCGCGACATTGCCGGGAACGTCGGCGCTTATGACCCGGTTTCGACCGGCGCTGGCGTGTCCCAGACCGGCGCGCAGGTCCAGACAGTAGACCTCGGCAATGCCGTGGTGACGGCTGCGAAAATCGACCCCGCCGCCCTTGCTTCCCTGATGCTGGCGGCAGGTATTGAAGGCGTCGGCGTCGGCGCTTCGAACCCGGCCACGCCGGCTGCCAGCAGCGTGTTTTTCAACACCACCGACCACCAGCTTTACAGGTGGAACACCAGCACTTCGTCGTGGACGCTGGCTGTGCCGGCGGTCAACATCACGGGCCAGCTAACCGACGCGCAGATTGCGGCGGTTGCTGCGGCCAAGGTCACCGGGCAACTGGTGGACAGCCAGCTTGCGGCTATCGCTGCGGCCAAACTCACTGGCCAAATTGTCGGCACGCAGATTACGAACGGCGCGGTTTCTACGCCGCAGCTTGCGGCCGGTGCCGTCACCACCGCAGTGCTGGCAGCGGGCGCGGTGACCACCGGCACGCTGGCGGCTGGTGCTGTTACAGCGGCAAAGGCGAATATCTCGGACCTGTCCGCCAACATATTGGTAGCAAGTTCAATCACCGCCGGCATGGTCGCGGCGAATGCAATTTCGACCGCGGCGCTGCAAGCTGGTTCGGTTACCGCGACGATCATTGCCGGTTCTGCCGTCACTGCCGGCAAGCTGGACGCCAATGCGGTGACGGCGGGAACGGTCGCAGCCGGCGCCATCAATGCCACGGCCATCATCGTGGGCAACATCATTGTCACCGGACACCTAACCGCGAACTCCGTCACATACACTTCTGCTGCTTCGAACTCATCAGGCGACTCGTCTGTCGGTGTCACGATTGACGCCAACACCTATGCCGTTATCGTTTCTGGAACGGTCGCAGCGAACGGATTTAGCGGCAATTATGACGTGCAACGCGACGGAAGCAGCCTTGCCCCTTATCCGCTGACTTTCTATTACACGGCATCGACCTTCCAGATTTTGGATTTCCCCAGTGCTGGCGGCCATACATATTATTGCGTCGTTCCAGGCGGCGGCGCTTACGGCACCACCATCGTTGTCACCCAATTGAAGCGGTAGAAAATGGCCTTTTTCGCAGTCGTCAATCCCAGCACGCGCAAGATTTCCATGGTTGGGCATTGCTCCGCCGACGACCTTGTTTTGCAGGGCACTGGCCCCGGCCAAAAGGCGGTGGAAATAACCGCCGCGCAATCCAGCGTTATCAACGCCACGAACTGGGAATGGGACGAAGCCACTTCGGCCTTCGTGCAAACGGTGTCCGATTTGGACCAGGCGAAAACTACCCGGCTTCTTTTTCTCAGCAGCGCATGTGCCAACGCGATATTTGCGCAGGGCTTCACGTCTTCCGCCACAGGCACGGCGCTTTTCTATCCCAGCGGCCCAATCGACCAGACCAACATGCAGGCGGTCGCTGCGGCCGGCGGGCTGCTGGCGACGCAGGACAGCGGCGGCAACTGGGCGCTGACCCCGCACACGGCTGCGGAAGGCATGGCGGTGCTGGGCGACTTCGGCACGATGCGCGACACCAACCGCACGAAGCTGACCGGGCTTAACGCTGACGTGGCGGCTGCCACCACTATCCCAGCGGTGAATGCCGTTGTCTGGTAAGCCGTCCGGCGCGGCGTGGGCGCTGCAATTCCCGCCCAGCCGGCTGGTGTCCGATTTGGTGCCGGCGTTCCGCGACCGGGTAAATCCCTTCATTGCCAGCATGCGCACTGCCGGCGCTTCTGTCTCGATCGCCGACACATACCGCCCGCCAGAGCGCGCCTATCTGATGCACTGGTGCTGCATGGTGGCGGGCTTCGCGCCAGCGGGATCCAACAAAATCACGATGGTGAAGCCCGGCGACGTGCCGCCCATGGCCGGGGTGGATATCGACTGGACGCACGGCGGCGACGACACGGCGGCGCGCGCCGCCGCAGTCGCCATGGTCCATGCCTACCAAATCCGCTTCCCGGCGGCGCTGGCCAGCCGCCACACCCAGCGCCGGGCCATCGACATGACGATTGGCTGGCAGGGCGTGCTGACCCTGCGCGACGCAGCCGGCAACCCCAATTCGATTGCCTCGGGCCCGCGCACGGGCGCCAACCCGACGCTATGGGCTATCGGCAAGACCTTTGGCGTGGTTAAACTGCCGTCGGACCCGCCGCATTGGTCCGACGACGGGAGATAGGGGCAGCCATGTTTTGGGATATCGCTTTGGGTGCCCTGCGTGCCATCCCGTATGTCGGGAAAATGATTGATGCGGTCACGGGTTATTTCCATGACAGGAGCGTCAAAAATGCGCAGCAAACCAGCGACCAGCGCGACACCGCTGTGGCAGGGCTCAAAGAATTGGACGCCGCGTCCACGGCGCGCAGCACTGCTGCTGCTGGCCTTAATGCTGACAGCGTGCGCCAGCCAGACCCCGACACTATCCCCCGTGGCCGGGACGGTATCAGCTAGTTCCGGGCCGGTTTCGCTTCGGCCTTTCAGCTGCAGCGAGTTCGACTTGGTGCAGCCGCACCTTGGGAAAATTACGCCGGACGGCAAGCCCGACATTTCCAAGGAAGACGTCACCAGCCGGCTGGCGCTGCCCGATTGGGAAGACCAACTGCACCACCTGTTCGGCGACACCAGCGACACCATCGGCAAAAACAAGCTGAACGACGCGGTGTGGCACAGGCTGTGCGACTTGCCGAAATAGGCGAAGCGGCGCAGGTTGCCGGTTCCAACCACCAAAGGACCACACAATGAACCAGATTTTCACCAGCGCCCTGTCGTGGCTGAAATCGGCAGGCGCCCATTTGCTTGCCGGATTCGGCACTGCCCTTTCTGCCGAAGCCCAGACCGCCGCCACCGACCTTGACGGCCTGGTCACCAAGTACACCCCGGAAGCCGTCAAGGTCGTGTCCGCCCTTGAAAACGCGGTCATGTCCAGCAGCGAAAAGAAAAGCACCGCGTGGACGCAGCTTGCCCAGCAGCTTGAAACCGATGGCCACAGCATTGAGGCCGACGGCTTCGAAGCCTTCGTGAACCTGCTGGTGGAACTGGGCGTTAATCTGGTGAAGGTGGCGACGGGCCAGTCCCTGTCCGCCCCGCCGGCCAAGTAAACACCAGAACACCACGGCAATTGGAAAAGGGCGGCTTTAGTAGTCGCCCTTTTTTGTTGCGCTTTCCCTTGTGAAAAGAGAGGTTCTTGCGAGGGCAGAAAATCATGGGGGCGGCTTTGGCTGATCCAGTAAGCGGCGGCGCGGCGGCAACAGGCGCGCTTCTACTTTCAACAGGCACCATGGCCGTGGCCGGGCAGATCATGCCCCCGGGCGCTTCGTTGAACGAATTTATTTGGGGCTGCCTTTTCGCCATCATCGGCGCGTTCTCATACCAGTTCGTCGAAGCGCAGGCGCTGCGGCAGGCAGCGGCAGACCGCGGTATCGCCGCCGCCGACCGCCCAAAAATCGACATGGTCATGGTCGGTTATTCGATGTTTGGCGCACCCATGGCGGCTGCGTGTCTTATTTACATCATCCACCAGTTCTGGGGTGGGACGGGTTTCGGCGCAGCCAATTGGCTGCAATCGGCGGCAGGGTTTATGGTCGCAGGCGCGGCAGGTCCAAAGCTGGTGTTCAAAGTGGTGGGAGCGTTCTTGGCTTTCGCCAGTTCAAAGACCGGAGGCAAGACAGCATGACCACAGCAACCGTTCCCAAGATGCTACATTTCGATTGGCTGGGCCTGCGTGCCTTCCTGCGCAAATGGGCTCCCATGGTCTTTGCGTTCGCGCTGGGCGGCTGGTGCACCAGCATCGCCGACAAGTCGGCACAGCTTCCCTACAAGGACCGCGCCACCGCCAACTTCGAACAGGTCCAGAAGGTCGCCGGCCCGAACCCGGTGGCTTCAATCGACTGCACCCGTGCGGAAAACAAGGTTCTGCGCGGCGTGGCGACGCAGGCTATCGTGTCCAACTTCGTGCCGGCTGTGCCCGTGCCAAGCCTGACAGAAGTCAGGCATGCCTGCCCGAGCCCACAGGCCGCAGCAGGACTTCCCGCGCCGACCAACCAAGCCCAACGCGGCGCCGAATAAGCTGGTAGTCCAAGCCGGTGGCCTTCGACCACTGCGCCCAGTTCATGCGCACACCGTCAAGTTCCAGATAGCGGTTCGAACGCTTGTTGTTCTGCTGTTCGTCTTCTGTCGCCAACTGGCAGTTTCCGGGCGCGTACGGGCCGTCGCTGTCTTTGCGGTCTAATGAATGCGCTGGTGATGGCGCAGGCCCCATGTCGCTGTAAAAGTTCAGAAATGACCGCTGCCAGCGGTCGCACACAACAATGCCCCGGGCACCATAGAATTTGAACGAATCCATGGTCTGGTCGTAGCAGCGCCGCCGCATATTCGCCCATGCCTGGTATTCTTTTGTGCGGCCCATGCCATGCTTGAAAGGTGCACCCATGGGGGATTTATAGGGTGCTTCGGTACGGTTTCGTCTCGAAATAATCCCATTGCGGGAGAGGCTTAGTAGCCTTTCCGGCGTTTCCCTTCGAACGGGGATATCGCGGCCATGTGGTGGGCATTCGCGGCGGTTCTGGCGGTCGCAGGCTTCTGCTGCTTCCGAAAATGACCGGCTGGCGATTGACCCTATAGGCCAAATCACCCGAGATTTGCTGTGCCCTTGCGAGGGCACCCCAACTGTTGAACTTGGCACCCGGTTTCCCCGGGTGCTTTTTTTTGACTTAGGCGGGGCGAACGTCTTCCGCCTTGGCGCCGCGCTTGTCGCTCACGACGCTGAAAGAAACCTTCTGGCCTTCCTTCAAGGTGCCGCCGTCGGCGATTCCCGTCTTGTGAACGAACACGTCTTTTTCCTTATCGTCGCGCACAATGAAGCCAAAACCCTTGTCTTCATTGAAAAACTTGACGGTGCCTTTGATGGCGGACATAGCAGAAACCCTCTTGGTGCTTGGTCTAAGGTGCCCTTTCTGCCGCGCCTAACCAGCAGCGTCAATCCCGGGTCCAATTCTTGCCTTGGTGTATTAGCTGGATGCAGGTCTTCGACACACCACAAAGGCTGGCCAAGGTGCGCTGACCCACCTTTCCTTTCTGCGCTTTGATTGCAGCGACCTGCGCAGCAGTGAGTTTCGCGCGCCCGTTCTGCATGCCTGGCAATGGGCGCCCGCCATGCCTTCCTGCCGAAATCGCGTGCATGACATTCTGGCGCTGGGTAAGCCATTCCAAATTTTTGGCGCTGTTATTCGAGCGGCACAGGTCCATATGGTTTGGCAGTTTTCCGCGCGGGCGCTTCCCGTGGAATGCTTCTGCGACCAGAATGTGCACGCCAACCTTGCGCTTTTTGTCGTTCCGATACAGGTGCACATACCGATAGCCGTCGCCGTTTACTTGGCGCAAAATTCTTCCTGCGGTAGCGCCACGGCAAGCCAAGATGCGACGAACTCGGCCCATGCTAGAAATTTCGTAGTGGTCGGGATAGCCGACGACTGGACGCCATTCTTCGATCATGTCGGAAATTGCCTGACCCGCAAATCTATTGGCCACTCTTCCGGGTCGCCCCCCTTGCGGTCCTTCAAAACCATGGGCTCAGTGTCCAGCATCGGCCTGCGGCCCAACTGCTTGATGAATACCGGCACGCCGGCACGCTGGAACTGGTTCTTGAAGCTGTGCAGCCAGCGCACGTTTCCTTCGCGCGCCTTGTTGCCGCTTTCCAGCCCGCCAATACCCCAGTCCAGCTTTGGGATTTTCATCGTCGCGCCGCCGCCGCCGGCTGGCGTGTCGTGATAGCGCACGCCCGCCAGCGCGTCTTCGAAGTGCCAGCCGTTGCAGATCGCGGTCAGGTCTATGGCTTCAAGCGCCGGTTCATAGGACAGGAAGCGCAGCGCGGCCGGCGTGTCGCGCAGGAACTGCCACCGTTCGGTCAGGCGGGTCTGGTCTTCGGCGCTGATGCCCAGCCACACGTTCGGCAGCGGCCAAGTTTTCAGCTGCCAATTCACATAAGGCGCGGTTTCCGCGCGCAACAGCGCGTTGATGCGGTTTGGTGTCTCGGGATCCGTTATATAGCGCTGCATGCGGTCGCCGCGCTTTGTCAGAACCTGAAAGGTATGGCGGCGGGCATAGGCCATGGTCAGAAAGATGCGGTCCAGAAAGTCGAACGGCACATATTTGTGGAAAATGTCGCCATGGCTGGGCACGAAAATGCGCCGCGGCGTCTTCCATTTCAGCGGGTCTTCCAGCCGATCATGGCGCAACGCAACTTTGCCGGTGAAATGCAGCTTGCCGTATTTGTTCTTGGTCACCAGCCCGGCTATGGGGTCGCTGACCTTGGCCAGCGGGTTGTGCTGCAAGCGCCACAGCAGCGGCACGGCATAGCAATTGGTGCAGCCCGGGCTGACCAGATCGCACCCCTGCACGATTGGCCAAACGTACTTCGTCCATTCGATGGTGGTAGCGCCCATCTATGCCCCCTGAAACAGAAGGCGCGCGGCGACAACCTGCCCCTTTTCTGGATATTCCACGAAATTGAGCGCCGACAGCTTCGCCATCGCCTGCGCAAATCCCGTGCTGGTGGTGTTGGTGTATCCAGCGGCCGCCGCCAATGCCTCGCGCGTGACGGCCTGCGGATAGGATTTCACCAACGCGCCCATGACCTGCCCGGCCTTTCCACCGATCATTTCGACGATCCTGGCGCGAAGTTCTGTCGGGGTGCGTTTGGGCGGGGGCTGCGCCCGGCGCCTGCCGGCATCGGTCAGCATAAGCTGCCCACCACCGGCGGAAACAAGCCCGTCCTTGTTCAGCGCCGCCATGGCGCGGGCAAAGCCGGTGCTGGTGGTGTTGGAATAATCGCACATGAAAGCCACGATTTCACGGGTGGGGGCGGTGACTTTCATCGCCTCCAATTCCGCAAGAGCGTTCAACACGCGCTGTTCCACAGGCTGCTTGGTGCCCCCGGCTGGACTTGAACCAGCACTCCCACCATTCGGCTTTAAAACCGGGCGCGTATTCCCTTCCGCCACGGGGGCAATCTTGGGCGCAGGCGCCGGCAGGGATGCCGGCGCGGCGTTCTGCAGGTCTATGGTCAAGTCCTGCATGTATTCTAGGGCGGCGGTGGCGTTGCTCTGCTGGGCTGCCAACGCGCGCAACGCCCCGGCTCGGTTTGTTTCGATGATGGCGACCGCGCGCGAAAAACCCGCCGCGTCGCCTTCGCCATAGCCGCGCCGGTATTCTGCCGCGAGGTCGTCCTTGGACGCCGCGTAACTTTCCGGGGTCACGTTCGTGGGGGCAGAAAGTGACGTGGCCGGCGCCGGCTTCGGTTCTTCCACATGCAGCTTGGCCATCATGGCTTTGAGGGCCTTGTCGCCGGGCGGCACCGGCACGCCGCGCTGACCGCTGCGCAGGTGGGTGGATTGGACATTGCCGACGTGCACCAGCGTGGCTTCGGCTGTCAGGGCCGGGCCGATCACCCAGAAGTTACCGGGGTTCAGCTTTCCCAGCGCGCGCATTTCCGGGCTGGTCTTTTTCAGGCCCAGTTCGTCGGCGCAGCGGTCGCGGTCGGTGGATTGCCCGGCGCGTCCCATCAGCCAGTTATTCACGTCACCAGTGGCGTCCTTGTCGATTTTTGCCATGCGCTGGGTGGCAAATATGGCGGTGAACCCACGCTTGCGCCCTTCCGATGCCAGCGCCGCCACGGGGTCGCTGCTGACTTCCTTGCCGGCCTGCGGGGCATAGCGGTGGGTTTCGTCCAGCACCACCAGCGCCGGGTGCCACAGGTGCCGTGGGGCGCCTATGAGGGCGTGAAGGAACCGGGCGATAAACTCGCGCCGCCCTTCAAGGCCAAGCTGGTTTATTTGCAACACCGCATCCAGCCCGGTTTCCAGAAGGAAGTTCGGCAGCATCGCGGCGTTTGCCAGATTGGCGGGCGCGTCGCCCTCGGGGCCCAGCACCACCATGCCCGGGGAGATTTCGCGCAGGGTGTGGAATTCGTCTTCCACGTCCAGAATTATGCGCTGCGCCTTCCCGTCCGCAATCTCCATAATCTTGCGAATGGTCCGGCTTTTGCCACCGCCGGCATTGGCCTGAATAAGCAGGTGGGAGCCGATTAGGGCTTCCACGTCCAAGGTGATTTCCTGCTTCAAGCTGGTGGTGCCCAGCACCATGGATTTGTTCACTGCTTCGTTCCCCGCTCTAGTTCTTCGATCATTTCCAGCAGCACCTTGCGTGCCCTGTAGTTCATGCCGTTCTGGGCGCATGCCGCTTCGTCCAGCCGCCTGGTCGGAAACCGAAGTGATGGAATGCGCCCAATGCGGGCCTTTGCTTCCCGCAGCACCGCCAGCTTTGCGTTGGTGATGGCGCGGTGTGTGGGCTTGGCTTTCATTCTTCGCCCAGTAGCAGCTTGCGGGCGTCGTCGGCAGCACGGCACAGCGGGGTGTTGCCCACCAGCCCGCCGGGCCCGGCCCGGTCGTCCACCTGCTTGAGCAATTCCACCAGCGTGCGTTCCAGCTTTTCGGCATAATCCGAAAGCGCCTTTGGCCCGTCGCTGGTGGTCCTTTCGCTGACCGTCATTAAGCTGGACCACCGACCGCCAGACTGGAACATCGCGCATGCCGCAACGGCCTTGGCATATTCAGATGCCGTTAGCTTGGCCATCGTCCAGCCGTTGCACGCTTCCACAATGAAAGCCGCGATGGGGTGGTCCGGTTTAAGAGGCACCAGCCGCCCTGTATCATCGCAGACCATCAGCGTGCCGTCCTGCCGGCTGCCGGCAAGCACGACGCGGGAGCCGCCAGCATCGGTAACCAGCATCAGCAGGTCGCCGAAAGTCTGCCAGCGCCACGGGGGTGTGAGTTTTCCCAGCATCAGCGCATTTCCTGCACGCCGGTCAGGGCCTGTTCGGAAAGCATCTTGTTGGCCACCATGTGCTTGAACACACGGGCGGCAGCGAGGGTGTCGGGCAGCGCGCCGTGCGCGCCTTCGAAGCCTTCGCCAAACAGGAACTGGTGGGCTTCCGTCAGTTTCGGCCACTTGAAGCCGCCACCGCTGGCCTTTTTGATTTTGCAGATATTGGTCAGGGGCCGCATGCAATCGACCGACGCGGTGGTGTCGAAGCGGTCGGGCAGGCCGGCCCGACGCAGTTCTGCCCGCATCATCTTGAGGTCAAACGACACGTTGAACCCCACCATGATAAGGCCGTCATTCAGCGCGGCGTTATACATGTCCAGAATTTCCCTGACCGGCACGCCTTCTGCCATCAGGCGCGCTTGCGTGAGGCCGTTCTTTTGGGCTGCCTCGCAATTGTCGTCGAGCGCCCAGCCGTCCGGCTTCACCAACGCGCTGTAGTGGTTTTCCACTTCAAGGTTGGCGTTCAGAAAAGCCATGGCGAAAGAACACATGCGGGGCTGCGTTTCGTGGTCGGCAGCCAACTTAAAGTCGAACAGGCCGGACGTTTCGGTATCAAAGACGGCATATTTAAACATGGTGGTGTTTCCTATTTCTCGACGGCGGTGAAAAAATGATGCGACTTACCCGGGATTGGCAAAGCCGTGCTGCCGACAAATCCCATTTCGTCACCAAGCGCGTCCCACGCTCTCAAAATGGTTCCGCGAACATCAGGCTCCGTTCCATTGGCGACGAGGTACATTTGCGGCTTGCACGCCTCCATCAATTTGGCGAACTGCGCGGCGGACATTTCAAAATCTTTTCTGTCCATGACCACCGCCTTTAAAATTCGAAGGTTTCGAGAAATGCGGCGATGCCGTGGCGCTGTTCTGCCGGCTTGGTGTCGTCCATCAGGAAGCTGTTCAGCTTGCCCTTGAAGTCTTCCACCCAGCGCCTGCGCACCGCTGCTTCGTCGTCAATCGCTTGCAGCACTTCCTTGAAGGCAGCCAGCGTTTCTTCCAGCGCCTGCCGGGACACGCCAACTTCGGTTCCGTCGGCGTCAAGCTGGCGCTGGCAGGTGCGCAGCGCATTGATGGCTGGGCCGGCTTCGCGCAGGGGCCATGTGCCGCGCTGCAACGGCAGGCGCAAGGCGCTATATCCATCGCCGCGCGTCACCCACTCGCCGGGCAGCGATATGCTTTTGCCTTCGTGGTTGTCGATTTCCACGAACTGACCGACGCCGCCGGGCGTGTCGGAGTCCGCAAACACAATGTCGATAAAGGCAGTCTTTTTATCGGTGGCCATGGCCTATCCTTTGGTTCCTAGTTTCAGGGTCTTGCAGGCTTCGACCGTGCGCGTGCAGCGGTCCAAGTCGAACATGCCAATGTGGCATTCCTCGCGCGGGATATTCAGCACCCGCGCCAGCGCGTCATAAGCGGCGTCGCGCATCTTGCGCCGCTTGTTCTTGCTGCCGGTCTGCACTTCCGGCTGCCACAGCGGGTCGAACGCCGCGTGGGCCGCGCGCTTGGCGTTGCGCAGTTCTTCGTTCGCCAGCCTGCCCAGCGCCACGTCGGTGCCGGGATGGCAGCCCACCCACGCCTTGCAGGGCATGCAGGCCCAGAAGGTTTTTTCGTGCAGGTCTTTGCGGTGCGGATAAATCACCTTGCCGGTCACCAAAGCGGCAGGCCGGGAGCAATACGGGCATGTGATGGCGGTGTTCATTTCTTCCCGATTTCCGCCAGCGCGGCGTGAACCGACAAAATCAGCCGGTCCACCTTCCGCGCGGACAGTTTGTGGTTTGACAGATAGGAGGCCACGATTAACGCCGTGGCCAACTGCAATGGGATGGCCTTGGCCATCAGTGCTTCTTCCCGGTCAGGGCCTTCAACGCCGACAGATAAGACGGCGCCCATTCCTGTTGAATGAGGTTCGGGAATCCAGACAGCTTTACTTTCACCTGCGCGTTTCCGACCTCCAACTGTTCGACGGTGGTCTGCTTCGGAAGGGCGGCAAGCATCGACGCCAGATACTTGCGGGCGCGCACTTCCTTTTCGCCGCCCGGGTCCATGGTGACCCCAGCCGTGGGGTCGCTGCCGGTGGCCGGGGCGTTGGCTTCGGCTTCGGCATGCGACGCCACCAAGTCTTCCTGCCCCTTAACGTGGCCGTCTTCCATGACGAAACCGACCTCGCCGCTTTCGTCAACCCGTTCCAGCCAAATCTGCATGTCCTTTTCCTCGGCAAACTGGGCCAGCGCGGCAAGGCTTTTGCTGTCCAGCAGCGACCCGTCGCGGCACAGGATCACGCGCAGCTTGGGGTTCAAGGCGGCGGCGATGGCGGCAGAGACACGCAGCTGCGTGGCGGCGTTGGCCTGTTCCAGCGGGATGCCGTTGAACAGCAATAGGTCGTCGGCGAACGCCAGCCCTTCAATCGGCATGGCTGCGGTTTTCAGGGCCGCTTCCTTGGTCTGGTCGATTGCCTCGATGGCCTTGGTGTGTTCGTCGGAAAGGCGCTGGTGCTTATCGACTTCCGCCAGCACGGTGATTTTAGACGCCTGCAAGCGGAAGCCTTCGGCGATTTCGTCGGCAGCCGCCAGTTCGGCGGTGATCGCGGCGGGGTCTTGCTGGTCTGGGATTTCCACCGCGTCCACCGTGGCCTTGTTTTCCACCCAGTGCGCCAGCTTTTCTGTGGCGTGGTCCATTTCCTCTTGCGCCTCTTTCAGCGCTGCCTTGCGTTCTTCCACTTCACGTTCCCATTCGACCACGGTCTTTGCCGCGTCTTCGCGGTTGCGGACCAGGCGCGCGATGGCGGTGTTGTGTTCGCTGACACCGCTCAAACGCACCACGATGGCCTGCCGGTCGGGTTCTTCGTCGGGCAGATCATCGGGCACCACGATGGCGTCGGCGCGCGCCTTGGCGCTGGAAAGGTCGCGGTTGATGGTGGTGCGGTCGTCAAAGGCGGTCTGCCGGCGGCGCGCGAGGGCTGCCAAGTCGATATCGTTGCCGCCTTTGTCTTTCAGCACCACGACCTTGCGCAGCGTGTCGAACTTGTCCTTGGGCTTCAATTTCATAAAGCTGATGGGGTCGAAGCCAATTGAGCCCATGAGGTCTTTCAGCAGTTTGTCTGGGCTGCCGTATTTCGCACCATCAGCGCCAACGACCTTTAGATAGCTGCCCTTTTCGGTGAAGCTGCGGGTGGCGATATAGTGCACACCATCGTCGCCGCCCAGCGTGCCTTCAATGCGCGCAGTCTTGTGGCCCTTGCGGATGGGCATTTCGGGGATGGCGTCGGCGCCGCCCAGCAGCATGAATATGGAGTCCAGCACCGACGACTTGCCTTCCTCATTCTTGCCGGTGATTTGCACAAGGTTTCCCTCGGGCGTGATTTGGACCACGCTAATCCGCTTTATGTTTTCGGAAAGTAATTTCAGAACGCGCATTGCAGTTTTCCTTGTGGTGGGTGGTTTCTAGTTTTTGTCGGCTTCGACCGCGAGCGGCTTCAAGGTGGTGTTTTTGTATTCGTCCAGCCCGGGAATCCGCATCTGGCGTGGCGTCAATGACTTCCACCACGACACCAGCGCATGTTCGCCGCCCTGCGCTGCTTCGTTGCCCGTGGCTTTCAGTTCTTCCAGTTCCGGGTCCGGCTTGGGGCCCGTTATGTCGTCCATCGTCGGGGTTTCGCCCGGTTCGCGCTTTGTGATGGGCGACGGCACGCCTTCCAGCATCAGGCCCTTGGTGGGCGAAAGCTGGGACAGCATGCCCCTTTCCTCGAACGCTTCGTCGAGCGCCGCCGCCTGCTGAAATTCCGGCCGCGCCCATTCCATCGGGGTGGACCGCGCAAGGCGGCGCTTTGCCGTCTTGCCGAACATCGCAGGCAGGCCAATGGCCGGGTCGTTCCAAGGGCTGTCCGACATGCGCGCGCCGGGCGACTTCGCCTTGACGGCCATCAATGCTTTGAGGCCCAGCACTTCAATGATGGGCGGCCGGTCGAAGGCTTCGGCCTGTGCCCAAGCGGCAATGATCCTGCCGCTATCGTCCAAGGCTGGCTTGTGGTGCACAAACGCCTTGGTGCCCATTTGGAAATCGAACTCGTCGCCCTCGCGCACCACCTGCCCGGTGATGGTCAGGCGCGAGCGCGCGCCGATGGTGTTGTAGCCTTTGTACCCAACCACCGGCTGGGCCTGCTGCTTGAACGGCAGAATGTATCCCTGCCCGGTCACGCCGTCGGTTTCCAGCGCCAGCACCGCAAAGGTCATGCCGCAGTTAATCAGCGACTGCCGGTTGCAATCCAACAGCTTGGGGGTTTTCTCGCACGCCATAAACAGCGTGCGCATCAGCCGTTCCGCCGGCATGCGGTCTGCCAGAACGTCTTCGAACTGCCGGGTAAGCGGCTTTAGCTGGTTTTCAAAAATCACAAGTTCGCTGCTGGCCACTCTTAACCTCCAAGGTCTGCGTTATAAAACTGCGTCAGGTCGCCTTCCGGCACGTCTTGCGGAACGTAGGGGTCCACCGAAGTGGCCACGGTCGGCTTGGCAATGAAGCCCGCGCGCGGCGACTGCTTCACTTTGTAATTGATGCCATAGGGCAGCAGCACCGTGCCGTTGTCCTTTGCGATGGCCAGCAGCTTGGCTTTCAATTCCTTTTCTGCCCGCGCGTGGCCCAGCCGTTCGCCGCTGTGGTAAGCCATCATGCGCACGTCTTCTGCGATGGCCAGCGCCGTGGCGTGTTCTGCTTTGCCGCGTTCCAACTTGGACAGGTCCAGCACCTTGGCGTCGTCCGGCGGGAAGACGTGCGCGATAAGCGGTGCCTCTATCGACGCGCCAAACGGGTCTGGTTCTTTGCCGGCTTCCAAGTCCGCAAAGAACTGGGCGGCTTCTGCGTCGGCTGCCGCCCACAGGTCCAGCATCGGCTTGCGTTCAAAGTATTTCTGTTCGCCGCCATACCACACCGAAATGACGCCCCACTTGTATGAGGTCACCCCGTCGCCGACTTTCATCTGCATTTGCAGCTGTATTTCAATGTGGCGCGGCACAGACTTGCCGCCGTTCCAGTCGCGCATCCACGACATACTGTCGAAGCAAACTTTGGTTTCCAAAGCGCCTGGTCCACGGTCTGGGCATATGATCGCCGCATCGCGCGTGCAGCCCAGCAGGCCGTTGCGCACATAGGGCTGTGTGCCATCGGGCAAGCGCGTTGGGATCACTTCGAAGAACAGGTCTTCCGCAGCTTGCGCGAGACAAAGGGGCTCCATGCGGGTGCCCCAATCCATGCGGTTGTGTTCTTTGCCGTGCACTTCGTCGCCATACTTGAACCAGCGGTACAGCATGAACTTGGTCAGGTAGGGGCTGGCGTCAAAGAGTGCCGGCACCTGCGTGGCGCTTATCGTCTTTTTATCAATGTCTGGCATGGTCTACTGATACATCGCGCAATAAAAATGGGAGGCAGCACACAGGCCCAGCATAATGCCGCCCAGCATGCCCAGCGTGACGCAAGCCAGTGCAAGCCTGCCGTCGCGCCCGATTGACCGCAGCAACGCTTTCATTGTCAGTCCCTTTCTATTTGCCGGTCGCGCGCGTCGTCGGGGTCTGGCCCTTCGTTCGCGTGTTCTTCCAGCGCTTCCATTATGTGGCTGTTTTCCTCGAACAGCCGCACCAGCCACCCGGGCGCGGGCACGTCCACCAGCTTGCCGCCTTCCGGCACGTTAAGCGTTGCCTTGGTGATGCTGATTTCCGCAGCGGTCGCAGGTTCGCCGCCGCTGCCATGACTGGGCCCCTGTTCTGGGCAGCCCGCCACATATTCGAACTCGAACGCCACGCTGATATCGGCGCCCGCGATTTCCACTTCAACGCTGGTGCGCAAAATCATGCGGCACCTTTGGGGAAGCGGCCAAGAAAGGCGTCGGTGTCAGACGCAAAAGCGTCCGTCATTTCGCCCGGGGCTGCATCGATCAGCCCTTGCGCACGCCGCAGCAAGTCCAGCGCCGCCAGAAAGTCCGGCGTGGGTGGCAGCGTCGGCGCTTCCAGCGGTTCGTCATACTCGGTCGACACAATGCCATGCAGCACGGCGAAGACGCGCCGCGCTTCGGCACGGTTCATTTCGAGGTCGTCGCCATCGCGCGAAAGCGTCACGTTGTCGATTTCCGCACCAGTGCGGGTGGCGATTGCCCAGCACGAAATCCGCAGATCACTGGCGACCGCCAAGCTGGTTTCGCCGCCGTCCACCGCTTTGGAAAGCACGGACTCGGCATAGTTCCGGCCAAGGCGCGCAAGCCCGGCTGTGTTCAAAAGCAGTTCACGCATTGCGGGTGGCCTTTTTCTTGGCGGTGGCCTTCGCCGCCGGCTTCGTGTCCATAACCCACGTCTCGCGGGTCGCAGGCGGCACCACGACAAAGCGCCACACGTCGCCCTCGGGTGTCGTCACCATCATGGACCAGTCGGCTTTTTCTTCCGGTGCCTTCTGCCATTCGATGATTGCCAGATTGCGCGCACGGATTTGCGCTTCCGGCAGGGTGTCCATGTCGCACGTCTTAATGACGCGCGTCTTGTTGTTGGTGGCTGATGCGATAAACGGCATTAGGTCTTCCTCTTGGTGGTGATGATTTCCCCGCGCAGTGCGGGCTTTGCGCATTCCCATGCGGCATTCCACAGGTCTGCCATGGCTTGATTTTCCGCCCACATGGGGTGGTCAAGCGCCGCGCCCATGCCAAGGTTTCGCATAGCTTCGTCCATCGCCATGTTCGCGTCGCACCAATCCTGTTCGGCGTTGCGGTTAGGGTCGGCGGCATTGTCGGCGCACATTTTCGCCCATGCCTGTTCAGGTGTCTTGCAGTGCGCATATTCCCCGTCCCAAAGGCGTGGGTTATTGATCCACTCGCGCAGCACCCGCGCGAACTCCGCACCAATAACCGCAGGCGTGGAAAATCCGGTCGTGTCGATTTCGGACGCGGGTGTCATGCGCCTGCCTTCCGGTACAGCGCCAGCGCGTCTGCTTCCGGCAGGGTGTTAAGAATGGTGGCACCGGCAAGCCACGGGATTTTGCCTGCCGTGTGTGCGTCCAAGTAGGTTTGCACGGTGTGGGGCTTTTTCGGCTTGGTTTCGTAAACCACCCCGTCCTGCTTCACATAAAGCAGTTTCGACTTGAGGGCGCGGCGCAAGTCCTTTGCCACCAGCCAAGCGGTCAGAAGTTCGTCGACCAGCGTGTCGGCGTCGGGCTGGTATTGAAACGCCAAGCCGTCTTCGCCCTTCATTTCGGTGTCCACAATCTTGGGCAGCGTCACCGCATAGGCATTGATGCGGTCGGCAATCGACCATGGCGAGTACATGTTGCAACCGCCGCGCCCATCGTTGTGCACATCGCCGACCTTTTCCCCGTCAATGTAGACGGTGGCGGAAAAGCAGGCGGTTTCCTCGCTGGCAAATTCGGCATGCTTTATGTTTTTGAGTTCAATGTTCATGGCCTAGTCCTCCAACTCGGGTGCGTAGTGCTTTTCGGTGGTGGCATATTCTTGCAGTGCGATTTCGAAGTTCTCGCGCCCGCTGCCGCTGAAATGCTGACCGGCAACGCCGCCGTCGGTCACGCCAAGGTGCTTTTGGATAATGAGACATGCCGCATTCAGCGCGTCTTCGATAACGTCGTCCGGCAGATTGAAGCGGTCGCGGTGCAGCACGTCGCGCGACGTGTCCACCATGCGCAGCGCTTCGGCGATCATTTCTTCCGTGGTCGCCTTGTTGCAGTAGTGTTCGAGTTCGGCGAACTCATAGCTGACCAGCAGGCGTTCCACGCGATTGAAAAACGCATTCTGCGCGGCAACCTGCCGTTCGCTGCCCCAATCCGCATCGTCGTGCGGGATGGCGGCTTGCGCCATTTCCCCCAAGATGGCGCGTTCGCGGGCCTTGTCGTCGCTTCCTTCGAGGTCGTCGGCATAGTGGCCCATGTTTCAGCCCTCCCCATGGATAAGGTCGAAGAAACGGACCAGCGCATCGCTGGGCAGTTCGGCGACTTCTGCGAGGGTCAGGACGACGGCGGGGGCGATGCCCTGCGCGGTGTATTCAGCGGAAAGCGCCACCGCTGCTTTGCGGATTATGGCGGCTTTGTTCGGGGGGGTGTTTGGCATGTGGTCCTCATTCTCTCCAAAGACGGGCGGGATGCCAGGTGGAATGATGGGGTAAAAATAGGGTGCGTCGTGTGGGCTGTCAACAAAATCAACTTTGTTGACACCCCAAAAACCGTGGGATATGGCTTATTTGCATGAAAAACCTAGAAAAAGACCGTTCCCCCCCTCCCCCTGTGGATATAAGCGCCACATTGCGGGCCTTGGGGGTCGGTGATTCCCACGCTTTCCCGGCTGAAATGGCCACCAGCGTGCGGTCCATTGCCACCCGGCTGACCGTCAAGGAAGACCGGAAGTTCAAAAGCAGAACCGAAGGCGCGGAAATCCGCGTCTGGCGGTTGAAAAAAGCGCCAGCAAAAAGGCGCAAGTAAATTTGGGGTGCCTTCGGGAGAGGTGAAAACACCAACCCGGAGAGAGTTCATGGCAAAAGTAAACGGGCAGCGCGGGAAGAAAAAAGCCGACCGCGACGCCAAATCCACAAAGGACATGCAAGCTGCTGCCGCAGGCGAGGCCCCGCGCCTCAATCTGCCCCAGCCCAAAGACCTAAAACACCACTACAACACCATCATGGGCTACAAGGCCAAGATGGACGAAGCGTCCGGCCACCTGCGCAATGCGTACAAGCAGGCGGAAGAATGCGGCATTGATACCGCCGCCATTCGCATGGCCATGTCCAAGTCGAAGAAAGACCCCATGGTGATGCGCAACTTCTATGCGCAGCTTATCGAACACATGAAGGAACAGGGGCAGCCGTTCCAGCTTATGATTTTCGACACCGCGAAGGGCACGCCCGACGAACAGGCTTATCGCGCCGGCTATGAAACAGCGAAGGGTGGGCACACGCGCCCCAACCCTTATCCGCCTGGTTCAAAGCCGCACAAGCGTTGGGCGCGCGGGCATGCGCACGCAACGGGCGAACACCTTGGCCAGACCAATGAACAGGTCGATGCGGCGCTGGGCCCGGAAGACGGCACCGACACGCCGGCCGCCGAAGAACAGAAGCCCGAGCCGACCGCGCAGGACGTGTGGCCGGACGACAAGCTGCCCGGCGAGACTGCCGATACCGAAGTGCAGAAGCCCAACTAGAAATGCTTCTGGCACTCGACATTGCCACGTCTTTGGGGTGGTGCCTTGGTGGACCCGAGTCCACCACCCCAAAATTCGGCACGCTTTTGCTGCCCGGTGTGTCGCAGCACAATGAACCGCGGTCGGTCGCCATCATTCAGGAATGGGTGACGCCGATGGTCAAAATGATGGGCGTTAAAATCGTGCTTATCGAAGCCCCTTTCTTGAAGCAGGGCCGCGACCAGCACAACGTGGAAAGCGCGTTTTTCCTGTGCGGTGTGGCCATGGCTGCTGCGGTTGCTGGCGGCGCCGTGTATGTGCGCCAGAACGTGCAGACCGTCCGCAAATGTTTCATTGGCCACGGAAACCTGCCGCGCAAGGAAGCAAAAGAGGCCGTCATGGCGCGCTGGCGCATGCTGGGCTGCAATCCCAAGAACGACGACGAAGGCGACGCGGGCGCGCTTTGGTATTGGGGCATGGTGACCACTTACCCGAAATGGTCGTGGGGGAAAAAATGACCTGCGCTTGGCCGCAAATCGCCGACATGCTCATCACCACCGGCTGGGCCTATGGCGTGCCCACGCGGGAAATTGCAGCTGCCGTCTCGATCGCCACGGGCAGAGAGGTCACGCGCTGCGCCGTCATTGGCCGGGCCGACCGCATCGGCATGACGGTGCACCCGCTGTGCGACAACATTCCGAGCGTGAAGCACAGACCGCATCCAGCCGCGCCGGCTGCCGCGATGGCTGCGCGCTGATGGCAAAGACACCCAGCCGCGCCGTGGTCGAAACCCGCGCACCTGCAGAAGTCGAAGCCGACAACGAACAGAAGAAACTGTGGCGGCGGCTGGATTTCTACGGCACGCCACCGTGGGCCGGCCGAGCCGGCGCGGAAATCATCCGGCGCTTGGATCCCACTGCCAAAACCTTGCTGGAACCGGCATGCGGCATGGGCACCATGTGCGAGCCGTTGCGCGAGTATTTCGACGTATTTAACGGGGATATTCACGACTATGGCTGCAATTATCCCACCATAGATTTCCTTGCCCCGGGTTCCTATCAGTTCGCCGACGTGGATTGGGTGGTGACCAACCCGCCCTTTGGTCTTGCCGCTGAATTTCTTGCGCGCGGGCTGGAAGTGGCGAACAAAGGCGTGGCGCTGCTTTGCCGCCTGTCGTTCCTTTCCACTGGCGAACGCTATCTGCCGCTGTATCGCAGCGAAAACCCCATGACGCTGTGCGCGCCCATCATGGAGCGCGTGCCCATGGTGCTTGGGCCTTGGAAACCAGGCGCCGACACCATGACCGAATATGCGTGGTTTTTCTTTCAGAAGGGTGCCGCGCCCATGCCGGTTGACCCGGTGCCACCGGGCACGCGCGACCGCCTTTACTATCCCGACGACGACCGCAGGTTTTGCAAGCCTGCACCTGCGCCGCTGTTCGACAGCATCCCGCTGTGAATTGTTGACGGCCCAAGCCGACTCACTTCACGACGGAAAAGTACACCCTGCCGACGGGCATGGTGGTTGTGTCGCGGGGGCGACCGCGCCGTTCCTTGGACGGTCGCCCCCCCGATTTCCAAGGAACACCAATGCCTGCCACAGCGCGCCTCCTGCCCGACGGACAGCCGATTGCTTTCGGCAGCGTGTGCAGCGGCATGGAAGCAGCCAGCCAAGCCATGCGCCCGCTGGGCTGGGTGCCAGCCTATCTTTCCGAAATTGAGGACGCGCCCGTATCGGTGCTGCGCCATCGCCACCAAGCCCACGACCTGCGCGCAGGTGCGGCGCCGGGCACCACCGCGCTGTGGGGCGATTTCACCGCGCTGCGCCCGCGCCACATGCGGCGTTTCGGCCTTCGCTTCCCCGACGATTATTCGCTGGTGCCGCACCGCGGCGCGATGATTTCCGATAGCGCGCGCTACCGGATGCTTGGCAATTCCATGGCTGTGCCCGTCATTGCGTGGCTGGCGCAGCGCGTGGAAGACGCGATTTTTACCAACATCGAAAGGAATGCCTGATGGTCGCCTATGGCTTCAAAGGCCGCTTTGTCCCAAAGATCAAAGCGCGGATAAAAAAACACACCATGCGCAACGAACGCAAACGCCATGTGCGCGTGGGTGAAAGTCCGCAGCTTTACGAAAAGATGCGGCAGAAGGGCTGCGCCAAGATCATCCCCGACCCGGAATGCGTCGCTGTTGAGCCGGTGCAAATCGACTTCAAAAAGGACACCGTGCGCATCGGCGAGCGCCCAGTTATCCGCGACCAGGCTGAACGCGACGAGTTCGCGGTAAGTGATGGCTTCGAAGACTGGGAAGACCTGCGCGCCTTCTGGAAGAAAGAACACAAGGCCGTGTATCCGCTTTGGTCTGGGGTCTACATCGCATGGGCGTGACCACCATTCTGCTTTACCACCAGATGCAGGCGGCGCACCTGCGCGGCATGATCCCCGAACGGGCAACCGGCACGGTGACGCTGGAAAAGGTGAAAATCAATTTCAGCATGCGCAGCTTGAAGGTCGGCAAAAGGCCGCTGATTAACCGGGTGCGCGACCGCAACCTGTTCGCGCGCACCAACGGGTTCGAAAACTGGAACGCATTCCGGGATGCGGTTTACGAACGCGAGGGGCCGCAGCATTACTGGTGGGCCGCTGCGGCGGTGTGGGAAACCAAGTGACCGTTAAAATCCACAATACCGATTGCAGGCGACAGCCCACTGTTCGCGGTGATCGCATGAACTGGTGCACTTCCCACCGCGCGCATGCACCAGATGCTGCATTGGCTGACCGGCACTACAACCGGCAATCGGTCGGCAGCATGCAATTCGTTCCGCCGGGCCGCTGCATGGTGCTGCTTTCCCAAAACCGGCAGGCGGTCTGGGTCACGTCGTGGCCATTTCCCGAGTTCACCAAGCACCAGTGGGCTGGCGCGTGGGTAAACAGCCTTTTCCGCAACGAAGGCCCGGGCCGCGCCAGTGATTTAATCCGCGCAGCGGTCGCGGCGACCAAAGCACGGTGGACTCCACCGCCGTTGGGCATTGTCACGTTCGTCGACCCCACCGCGGTTCGCCCAACGGTACGGCGCGGGCGCGAAATTTTCGGCTATTGCTACCTCAAGGCCGGGTTTCGGCACGTCGGTTTCACCAAGCGCCATGGCCTGTGGGTGTGGCAAATGCTGCCGGCTGAAATGCCGGACGCCAGCCATGCGAGCGGCAGCAACGGGGATTTGTTCTGTGGCTGAATTTCCCGCCCTGCCGCTGTGGACCGACGCGCTTCTGGGCGACACCAACCACCTGACCAATGCGGAATTTGGGGCTTACATGCGCCTGCTGTGCACTGCGTGGCGTCGGGCCGATTGCGCGTTGCCGAACGACGACCAGTTTCTGGGCCGCGTGGTGAATGACACGCGCCATTGGGCGAGCCGCCTCAAGCCTGTGGTGATGGCGTTTTGGACTTTGGGGGCCGACGGCATGTGGCGGCAAAAGCGGCTGACCCGCGAGCGGGCCTATGTCGAAAATCTCAGTAACAAGCAGGCGGCGAACGCGCGCAAAAGGTGGAACAGCGACCCCGAGACACCCCCTGTGGATAACATCGAAGCCGACCTGTTCGGCCCTGTGGATGAAATAGAGAACACAACGGGAAACCTCCCCCGCCCGGTGGTCACAAATCGGGCCCACGATAAGGGGTCCGATTTCATAGAAAACAAAGACTTAGCGAATGCCACTGGATATGCCAAACGCATGCCCCCATACCCATACCCAGAAGAAAGTAAGAATAGTTCTTCTGTTGGTGGTGGGCCGCGCACCACCATCGCAGACCCTGCGGAGCGCCTCGCGCGGTTTCAAAAATCGCTGGCAGAAGCGCTGGGCAACAACGGCTACAGCATAGTCGCCGCAGCCCTCGACCAATCCAACCCACTGCACACCCGCTGCCTCAAGCTGTGCAAAGACCAAGCCCGTAAGCTGGGCAAAGGTTGGCCCCACCAGTGGCCCAAGGTGTGAAATGACCAAAAACGTCGAAAGGTTAATAATCTCCCCCACACGCCGGAAGGACACGCGCGCGCAGATCGACCGCAGAATGGCACCAGAAGGCCATACGTGGCGCTACAGCCATTCCCCGAGTTCGTCGGCCATCCGGGCAAGCGCCAGCGCACGGGCCGCGCAGAGGCCCTGTGAGGCTTTCCAGATTTGGGCGGGTATCGGGGTTTGGCCCGACGCCCAGCGCTGGACGGTGCGGATATTCACCCCCAGCGCGTTGGCAAGGTCGGTTTGCCATGCGCTGCCGAAGCACAAGGCCATGATTTCGCGGAATTTTTCTCGGTCCAGCGCCATCCTATGCCACCAGCGGCAGGCGGTATTCGGCGGCAATGGCCGTGGCCATGGCGCGAGTCTTGGCCCATTCGAGGTTTTCGGTGCGGGTGCGCCCGAACGGGTCGGTGGTGCGCAGGCGCACGACAAAGGCGGGTGCGCCGAGGGCGGCGGCAAGCAGGGAAAAGCGGATTTGCAGGGTTTTCATGGTCGTTTAGCCTTTCAGGTTGATGATGGTTTCGGCGCGCAGGGCGTCTTCGCAGGCCAAGCGACCTGCGGGGCTTGCGGCGTTCAGTTCGGCGACCAGCGCCAAGGCGCGGGCTGCATCGCTGCCCTGCCAAATGCCGCGCGGTTCGCCATCGCGGAAAATCCCAATGTGCGGAATCCCGCGACGCTGGCGGACCTTGCAGGCTTCGATGCGGTAGGTGGGTTCTTTCGTCATTTTCTGGCCCTTTCGCCAACTTCGCCCGGCCCATGCCGTTGCGGTCGTGCCGTGAATATACGGCATGCCTTGCGGCAGTTCAAGTCAAACCATTATGGTTACTCATGTTTTTGAAGCGCGAAACGTGGCCGCGACCGGCAAAAATCGATTTAATCTGGGCAAGGTTCTGGCCTTTGGTGGACATTCGCGGCCCCAACGAGTGCTGGCCATGGCTTGGTGGCAAATCTGGCGAATATGGCTGGTTCTGCTTTCCCGGCATCGGCCAAGTGCCAGCCCATCGCATGGCCTTGGCGCTTTCGCAGGGCGGCCCGTTGTGGAAGCGGTCGTGCGGCTGCCACACCTGCGACAATCCACCTTGCGCAAACCCCCTCCATCTGTTCGAGGGCACGCACAAACAGAACAGCGAAGACGCCAGCCGCAAGGGTCGCTTTCCAACCAAAATCACCCCCGACGACGTGCGCACCTTGCGCGCCATGGCTGACCGCAAAGACAGGGCAGCTTTTGCCGCCGTGCTGGGAATAACCACCCACCACGCGCACCAGATTTTCCGCCGCAAGGAACGCTGGCTGGTGCCCGATGCCTGACCTTTTCGACCTGCCGCCTGCCGCCAAAGAACCAACGCCCGGCGATTGCTGGCTTACGCCGCGCCCCATCATCGAGGCGCTGGGCCCGTTCGACTTGGACCCGTGCGCGCCAGCATGGCAGCCATGGCCGACCGCGGCCAAAACCTACACCGAAGCCGACAACGGGCTGCTTAACCGGTGGTTTGGCCGGGTGTGGCTGAACCCGCCCTATTCGCGCCGGCTGCTGTCCGCCTTTCTCGCGCGCCTGGTCGGCCACGGTCGCGGCACAGCGCTGATACCGGCCGCGACCGACACCGAAGCGTTCCACCGGCTGGTGTGGCAGCGCGCAAGCAGCGTGCTGTTCCTGTTCGGCAGGCAGGCGTTCTGCAGGGCCGATGGCAGCAGCAGCCACCGCGAACGCGCCAACCACGCCAGCGTGCTGGTCGCCTATGGCCCGCGCGACACCGAACGGCTTGCGTTCTGTGGCCTGCCGGGCAAATTCTGGCCACTCGAGATCCCGCGCGGTGTTCTGGTGATGGCGATAGGCGAGACATGGGCGCAGGTGATCGCCCACCACATGCAGAAAACCCAAGGCCCTGTGCGCCTCGACGACCTGTACCGCGCCTTGGCCGATCACCCCAAGGCCAAGGGCAAGCGCTGGTGGCGCGAGAAAATCCGGCAGCAGCTGCAAGCTGGCCAGTTCGAACGGGTCGGGCCCGGCGAATGGAGAACACGGCTGAAATGATACCCAAGCGCCTCCAAGGTTACACTTCGCGTGGCTGAACGCTGCCACTGCCGCGTGCCGTTCTGCCGCCGCACCGTCGGCGGCAACATGACGCCAGCCGACCCGTGGCTGTGCTGCAACCATTGGCGGCTGGTGCCGCGATGGATGAAACGGCGCCGCACCACGCTGGCGCGGCTGTGGCGGAAAGCTGGCGGCACCAACGGCGCGACATGGGCCAACACGCCGCCCAAGGCGCGGCAGGCCCTGCGCCTGTATTGGCGCTGGTGGGACCGCATGGAAGCGGTGGCCAAAGAGCGGGCGGCGGGAATCACCGCCTGACCTGTCAACAGATTTAACCCACCCGATTTAGGGCCGGTTGTATGTGCACCACGGCTTGCGCGCCTGCCCTCCCCGGTTTATCAACATTGTAAACACAGAGGACTCGCCCATGGACCAGCCAGACACCAAGCCAACCCTGCCGCCCGGCGAATACTGCATCGCCGAAATGCTTGGCCACCGCCGCCTGGTCGGGCGCTTCGCCGAAGTCGAACGCTTCGGTGCCAAGATGCTGCAAATCGAGCCCATCTTTAACGGCAGGCTGCTGGCACCGCTGCTGCATTCCGGCGCGTCGCTTTACAGCTTCACGCAGGTGGATGCGGAAACAGCCATGCGCAATGGGCACGAGTCTCTGTGGGAATTGCCCAAGCACCTGCAAGACGCAGTGCAGGGCGACCCGCTGAAAATCGTTGACCTGACCTCCTATCGCGGCGTCTCCGAACAGTACAACGAAGTGCACGGCGAGTTTGTTGACGACCTGCCATATCATCCGCCTGCACCAGCACCGCGCGGTCTGGGCAGCATCGAACCGCCGCCCAACGCGGAGATGGCCACCTTTGCGCCCAACGCCGTGCGCCCCGCAACATTCGCGCACACGTTCGACGCCGCAAGCCATAGCCTTGTAAGCGAAGCCGACGTGCACGTTGGCAGCGTGCTGTATGCCGACGCGGGCTGGTCCTGCATGGACCCCGGCGAACGCAAGCAGGTGTTTACCAACATGAAAACGCTAACTCTGCTGGTAGAATGCCGCGATGGCGACCACGACCTGTCATTCCCCAACGGGTCACAGTTCGGTTTCAGTCTCACACCACCGAAAAAGGAAAGCTGACATGGGCGGACACGAAGACGACTTCGAAGACTTCACGCCCATGCCCGCCGCCACCGCGTGGTTCTGGTTTGGCGTGGGCGTCGTCGCCACGTTCGCCATCATCGGCGTGGCCTACACCGTGCAGCAACTGTTCGGCTGATGTTCGCGCAGCCATATCCACGCATGCGGTGGTATCTGCCGCGCGACACCGTGCGCGCTTTCGCAAAGCACGGTTACCTGCCGTCGTGCAACCAGCCCCGCCACACCGTGGTCGACGTCAAGTGCCGCCTGTGCCGGTCGCGGTCGGCCATCATCGCGTGGTGGCCGCACGACCACACCAACGCAATCTGCCCAGACTGCTGCGAGGCAGGCGCAGAACATGCCGACGGTGAAACAGGCCACCAGCTAACACCGCGCCATCGCGGTGGTGATGGCGACTGCTGCGATTACTGCGGGCTGCCGCGCGAGAGTTTCCCCCACGACCATTTCAGCGAGGACTACCCATGACGCTTCAAAAGCTGCACTTCACGACTGAGCATGTAAGTCTGATGCAAGAGACTTCGGCGGCAACGTCGCAGGTGTTCATTGACCGCTATCAGAAAGACCCGACAGCCGGCGACCCTCTGGCAATGGGCATGGTGATGGGCTTCGTTGCCATCATCGTGCAGCGCCACCCGGGCGACACACCGGAAGAAATCGGCAAGTATTATGGCGACGTTATCGCGTCGCTGATTAAGTCCGACCGCGAAAGCGAAACCGTGCAATGAAAAGGCTGCCATCAATCAAAACCGCCAATGGCAAGCTATATGCTGGCGGTCGGCTAATAGGCACGCTGGTGGCCATAGAGTTCACCAACCGCGCGCGAGAAATCACCGGGCCCGGCGATAAGTGGACGCTTTTCCAGTCTTCGAATGAGGTTGCGGTGATGCTTCACGTTGAAAAGCCGCAACCGAAGAAAAAGAAAAAGCGCAGGCGCAAACCATAATGGCGCGTCACTGGGTGCCAAAATACAAATGCGCGTGCGCCTGTGGCTGGAAAGGCAAGCGCGCACGCAATACCCGGCACTACCCATGCCCGCGCTGTCGCGGCATGGTCTACTTTGTTGAACCAGAACCCCCGCGCGTGCGTGGGTACAAAAGCAGGTAAGGACCACACCATGCGTGCCGAACTATTCACCGCCATCGGCGGCTTTGTCGCCAGCTTCGACCTGCCGCCGTACAAAGAACCGCCGCCCGGCCTGCAATGGGGCGACCGCACGTTCAACCTCGCAGGCGAGTGCGTGCACCTGTCGAACTGCGGCATCCACACGCAAATGCTGACCACGCCACCGCAGGCCGGCAACTGCACATGCGGCGGCGCGTATGCCTACAGCGAAACCGTCGTGTATGTGGTCATGGACATGCACCGCATCGAGAAAGGGCGCGAAAATCCCATCACGCGCAAAATGCCGTGACCCAGAAAACAAGAGCGGAAGCAGCCGCAGACCTGCACGAACTCGCGCGCAAGATCGAAGCGGGCGAGGTCGACCAAGTCTTTGCCATATCGCTGAAAGAGCATGGCGACAACTACAGCATTGAAAGCCAATTGCACGACGCCACCAGCATTGGTGCCGCCTATGCGATCGAGGAAATCGCAGAACAAATCCAATGCTGCGGTGGTTGCTTTCCCGGGCAGATCAAAGCGGCGGTGGTCGCGCTGTTCGCCAAGAGCCGGCAGCTAACAGGCGAAAAGGCCAACTGATGGAAGCCGAAAAGCCAAAGCCCCCGTTCAAAGGCCGGATGGCGCCGCCGGGCGAGTGCGCCTATTGCGACAAAGAGCGCGCCAACCCAAGCACGCAGTCGCCCATGCCCAGCCACACCGCATCAGAACATTGCAAAAGTGGTGGCAGGAACCACTGTTCTTGCGATACCTGTTACTGACCAACACCCGAGGAATCACCATGGCCCACCACAAAAGCCTGCGCATCGTTGCCCCAATTCTGCGCGACCCCAAAAACAAAGGCCGCACGCCGGCTGCCATCGCTGCCGACATTCGCGCCGCGCTGGATGGCGTCGTGATGGATTGCGTGGTTGACGACTGGAAGCATGAACCCTACCGCCGCGCCTATCGCCGCCCCTACATCGCAGGCCACAAGAAAACACCGGGCCGTCGCAAAATCGACTGCGGCGAAAAGAACCTCGCCCGCTTCACGCGCATATTCGGCATCGACCGTGCCGTCGCATGGGGCCGCGCGCGCGGGCAGGATTTGCATATCCGCTTCGCCGTGCTGTTTCGCATGCCGTATTCGGCCCACAAATGAACCGGCGCGCGCTGCTGGCAGGTCTGCTGGGCACGGCCTTTGCGCCGCCCATCAAGCTGCCGGCAGCGGCGGCGCCCCTCAATTGGGTGCCGTGGGACTACGACCCGTTCTTGGAATTGGTAGCGGCCCAGAACGCCGCCTTTCCACCCAACCGGCTGGTGATCCATCAGGCGCTGTATGACGTCATGGTGCGCGATGGCTGGGACACCAGCCACGTCGAAGTCGCACCGCTTTTGGTGACAGGAAGCAGCACGCTGCCATGACCAACGGCAGCCAAAACTGGACAGAAGGCCCCGGCCTGACCTCAGAAATGCTGCGCGAAATGTACGCCCGCGTGCACGGCAAAGGTTTTGCCGAAGGCGGCTATTACGACGGCACCTACTGGAAATCCAACAAGACCATGCACGAAGTGAACCCGCGCAAGCCCAAGCCAAAGCCAGCCCCGTGCGGCGTGCGTATCGACCAGCGCACCAGCCCAAACCCGGGCCGGCGCGTCAACATCGTGCACGTCATGGTGCCCAATTGCCTTGGCCGGCACGAACCGTTGCTTGACGGCAACACCGGCAAGCCTGTGGATTTTGCGGCCGAACTGGGCGACCCGCGCAGCTGGTCGGTTGACCGGACAGAAGAAATCAACGCCATACTGAACACCGCAGCCAACCGCTGCCTTTCCATGGTCAAACTCAGGGCACCACAATGACGTCACGCCGCGCAGTCGAAGCCGCCTTGCCGTATTTCGAACGCCTCGACAGCCGCGTGTTGGAAAAGCGCCACAAGTTCGAAACCGATTGCACCGCCATGCGCCGCGACCAGGCTTACCGGGTCACCCGCAAGATGCTGGCGCAGTATTATCCGCCGCTTGGCATGGACATGCGCGCGATGGCCCAGGCGTTTTACCGCCTGACCGAACGCCGCCCAGAACCGACCATGACCACCGACGAACAGGTCGACCAGTTCTTGAAGCGCAACGGTCTAAAGCTGGTGTGGCTGGACCCGCTGATGCAGGAGGCCGACCTTTTCCCAATCTGGGTGCCCTGCAAGAAATGCGAAGGCATGGGCAATTATCGCGCCTACAAGGACGAACCGCTGTTCGGCAATCGCGGCGACCTGCCGTCGGCAACCGTTACCTACAGCATCGAAAAATGCGACGCCTGCGATGGCCACGGCACCGTGCGCGCCGAAGGGGATCCAACCGCGCGCAGCGGCGACTGGTCCAACGTGGATGCGTGGGTGCAGGAATCCGAACGCCGCGAAAAGGTGGGCCGTCACGCATGACCCCGCTTTTCCACCGCATCGCCCGCGAACTCACGCTGCCCAAGAGCGAGCGCACGTTCAACGACCAAGTCGGTTTGCTGGGCATGCTGGACGACGTTCATTGTTTCGAGTGCACAGAAATTAGTGATGCGGCAACCGAATTGTGGAACACCAGCACGCCAGCATCGCGCAAGGCTGTTGTCGAAGCCCGCGCCTTTCTTCCGGCGCCAAAAACTTGGTTGGAATGGAAGGACAAAGAGATTGGACGCATAGGCGTGCTGTCAACGTCGGACGGCAATTATATGGCCTTTGAATATCGCTTTGCTGGCGTCCCGACACTGGGAGCAAAGACCGAAGTTTTTATTGCGTCGCTGCTGCCTTTCATAAACACGCCCCGCGTTATTGGTCGCACGCAGCACATGCCGCATGCAGGGCTGGAACGCCGGCTGCTGCGGTCCATGGGCGGGCGCTTTGCGGTCCATGCGTGGCACGAAATCAGGCTGCACGTCACGCCGCCGGACATTTCCGAAGACGACCACGAAGCCCACCTGACCGGGCAGCGTGCGCTGCACTTCTGCCGTGCGCACCTGCGCATCCGGCTGGGCCAGCTTCAACTGGTCAGTGCGCACTGGCGCGGCGACGCGGCCTTGGGTATCAAACAGGCCCGCTACAAAATGGTGATGAATTGACCGACCTGTCACCCCGCGATGGCATCAAGCAGTTCCTGCACTTCGCCACCCAGCAGACCGGCGGCGCCATCACCTTTGGCGTGGTGTTTGAGCCCAAGGTCAACAAATGGGTGGGCGCAATGCAGGCCGGCGGGCAACGCTGCCTGTTCCCGCCCGGGGCCGGCCGAATAGTCGCCCGCGAACTTCTGACCAAGGCCGACAAGTCCACACGCGACCTTGGCGACCAAATGCGCAGCGACCTTGGCGCAAACGAGTTCGCCGCAATTCTCGCCAACCTCGAACTGTGCGCCAAGACCGCCATGGAGCGGAACGCGGCCAACATCAATGCCGCCTTTGCCCCCAGCGACAGCGACCACCAGTGAGAAAGCCCGAAACCACCATCACCGTGTGCACGGTGGACATTCCCGAGATTGCGCGCGCCCTCGATGCGGTCGCCACAAAGCTGAACAAGCGCGCCACCGACATGAAACACGGGGTCGCCCGCGACAACACCATGGCGCGCGCTATAAGGTTGAAGCGCACCGCCGAAACCCTCACCACCGGAGACTGACAACATGGGCACACAGCAAATCACGACCTGCGACGCACCGAAGTGCGGCAGGGATATCAGCAAAGGCAATGGCCGTGCGTGGCGCTATCACGTCATGTCCGAAGTCGTCGGCATGAAACCAGGCACCGCGCCCCGCCACGATGCTGGCGAAGTTCTGCCGCCGGTTCACTTCTGCGACGAAACCTGCCTGCTGAACTGGACGACCGCGCGCGCGACCAGCAAGGCAGAAGCCGAGGCCAAATTCCTTGCGGACAACAAGGAAGCCTGATGGCCAGCCGGCGTTTCAAATCCAAGGTGCCGTCGTTGACGCAGGCAAAAATGATTGCGCGCCTTTTCGGCGAAGGAGAGGCGCTTCAAATCACGTTTGAAGGCAGGGAAGGGGGGAAGCCACCGCCTTGGAACCCCCCAACCTTCAACGCCTTGGTGAAGGAGGGATGGATTGAACCCAACGGGGTGTTCGGCACCCACCCGTCCGGTGCGAAATACCAAGAACACACCGTAAGTCTGGCGGGCCTGCTGGCCCTCGAAACCTTCCTTGCCGACCAGCGCTTCAAGACCCGGGCCTGATAATGCGTCAGTTTCTGGACGACCTGCGGTGGGCGTGGCTGATGGTGCAGGCCCGCCGTTTCCGCAGAAATCATGGGTTTCTGGCCCGGCGCCGCTTCGACGACGCCCTGCGGCCCGTCTTTTCCGTCACCTTCGAACTGGGCAACATGGACGACCCGGGGGCCGTTTCCACTGTTTACGCTTACCCAGACGCTGTTTACTTTGTTGACAAATCAGACCTGCGTCGTGCCGTATGCGCCGCAAAGCAACAAGGAACAGCACCATGGCCATCTTCCAGTACCGTGAAGCGGTAAACGCCGTCGCGGAAGCCCTCCAAAAGACCGCAACCGGAATATGGGGCGGCACATGGTCACCGGACAACGCCGAAAAACTGGCACGCGCCGCACTCGACGCCATGCCGCGCCCAGAAGAAACCGAGCCTTACAAAAAGCTGCTGGCTGATGAACACGCATTGTCCGCAGCATACCTGCGCCTGCGCCAGAAAATCCCCGGTGCCCTCGGTTGGGTTGTTCCCCCCCATGTGTTCAAGCGCACCGAAGACGCGCTGGATAATCTGCTGGAAGCCGTCGCCAAGACGCCGCGCGCGGCGCAGGTGATGCTGGGCGACAGCATCGACCTGAAAAGGCAAGACGGTTCAATCGCCGCCACGCTGTTGCTGCAAGACCCGGAAGCACCGCGCCGCGAAGAAATCATGGGTGGGCTGCGCGCGGAAATGTCCCGCTTTACCGACGAAGCGCGCAAAGCAGGCGACACCCGCGCAGTGGCTGTTGCCACTTACCTGCACGACCTTGTTTGCGTGGCATCGCGCACCATAAGCCGCGACTCCATCGTGGGCGAAAAGTGGGCGGAAAAGCCAGAGTTCGTGCGCGACATGACCGACGGCAAAAAGCCCATCACCGTGGGCACCCTGTTGAACCAAATCGCCAAGCATCACGACAACCCGTCGTGGTCGGCCACCGTGTCCGATATTTGCCACCTGCTGAAAGAGATATCCGCCGACGGCAAGCCGACGCAGCGCCCGCAGGCCACGCGCACGCGCGAAAAGCCAGCGCCCATGCACGCCGACCAGATCGGTGCGCCCGGGTTTCGCACCAACGCCGAAGCCGTCGCCGTCATGTTCGACCCCAACTTTGTGTTGAACCGCGAAAACCGCACCAGCCGCGCGCAGGCCATCATCGACATGTTCGACCGCGAGTATCAGGCGCACGAATGGCTGGCGATAAACAAGCTGCGCGAAGGCGAGGGCGACAGCATCACGCTTATTTGCGACAAGCCGGACTTTGGCCCGGGCCCGGAAGCTATCGTGACGTTCAACGGCCACATGACGGAATGGGCAGACCGCACATACGAAGGCGAATGCGTGCTGGAAGCCTTGCAGAAAGCCGTGGCCGACCTCGACGCCTTCAACGCCAAACTGCGCGCCAACCCACCCCTGCGGCACAAGGACGAATGCGCCACCAACTGCGAACACCAGCTTAGGCACAAGCACCGCTGCACCTGCGGTGCCGTCAAGTGAGTGCCTTTCTGGAAGCCGGGCTGTCGTTAATCGTCGCGCAGGGTGACGAAAAGTCCAAGGCCATTGCCAAGGCTGCGCTTGCGAAGCTGCGCGAAACCACCAAGGGCACGGTGGTGTGTGTGGTTGTTGGCCGGTGTGTGACGAAGGAAAAGACAGCGCCGTGGTCTGAACTGCCAGACGGAAAAATGGTTGACCTTTACGCCGCCATAGAGCGCATCGAAATCTTTAAAAAGGTGATGAGAGACCCTGCCAATGCCGCACAGCTACCGAAAGAATGGCGGGCGTTCGCGCAGGACACGCTTGAACTTTACCGCAGCACAAACACAAAAATGGAAGTGCGCGTATTGAAGCGCACGCAGACCGACGAAGTGGTGGAAGAAACGGTGCGGGTCATATGAGCATCGGCGCAACGCCTACTTATTTGCGCGATGCAGAAAAGCCCCGCACCTTCGTGCGCATCTATCGCATGCCGCGCAACCTCACCGATGGCTATTGCTTCGGTGCAGGCAAAGCCATCATCTTTACCAATGTCGATTGGTTCGAAGTGATCGACGAAGACGGGCAAGATGGCCTTACCGCGTGGATCAAAGGAAAAAAGTATTATGACCCCAACGCGCGGTTTCTTGTGATTGGCGACAAGCCGCAGTTCGTCTACATCATCGAAAAGGAAAAGCCGTGACCAAGAAAAGCACCCGCAAGGCAGCCGCCAAGAAAGCAGCGCCGCAGCAGCGCCCCAAGATTGTGCCGGCGCCAAAGCCCAAGGAAGAACCCGCGCGCCCAACAGGCCCCATCACCCAAGACGAAATCCGCAACCTGTTCGGCGACAACATACTGCCCAACGCTGCCATGCTGGTTATGACAGCCGGCGACATGCCCGTGGGCGAACTGCGCGACAAGCTGTATGCCATGCGCCCGCGAGGCATCTTGCTGTTCGACGTGCTGCACCAGATTTTCAAGCAGACCACCACGCGCGAGGCGACGCCCGAAGAATTTAACGCCATGAAGTCGGCCTATGCTTTCGGCAAGCAGCAGGAAGCGCTGGAAGCCGCCACGCGCGTTGGTGGCGGCTGATGCAGGCCCGGTGGATTAGTCACAACCGCGTCGACCTGCCCCCGCCGCTTGACCGCATTGTGGTGGGTGTCGAACCGCCCATGTATAAAACCGCCGGCTGCGGCATTGTCGCGGTCGGCATCAAAGCCCGGCAGCTTTATGTGCTGGGCGACATGTCGGCGCCCCCGGGCAGCACCACAGCAGAATGGGCGCACCGCGTGGCCGTCGCTTTCCACACCTATGGCGCAAACTGCGTGGCTGCGGCGCAGGACCAAGGCGGCGACATGCTGCGCGCCATCATCCATCAGTCAGGTTCCGGTTCCAGCATTCCGGTGTCGCTGCACCGCGTCACCGCAAGCACGGCCATGCGCATTGCCAAGATACAGGCCATGTATGCCGACGGCTTCGTGTCTCACGTCGGCGAACAGTTCGCCATTGAGGCCGACCTGTTGCACGACCGCCGGGAAAACCGCACCCGCGCATTGGAAGCGGCAATCCAGAACCTGACCGCAGCGCCAGCACCAAGGATGCGCCAGCTATGACCGGCGACGGCAAGGTGATGGTGGAACAGATCAAACGCGACGACGCGGACGGCTTCTGGATTATCGTCTATGTCGACCGGCGCTTGCACGACAACCTGCTGTTCGACACGGCGGAAGAACGCGACCGCGCGCACGAAGACGTGCTGGCCATGATGCGGTCGGTGGGCGCGCAGGACATGCCGTCCGGTCGCGCGCAGTAAACAAAGGGACGCCAGATGCGATTTTGGAAAGCCTTTGTCTGCACCATCTTTCACCGTGGCCCGGTGCACGAAAAAGTCATCGGCCCATACCACGTTGAGGCCACATGCAAGCAATGCGGTCGCGTCTGGTATCCAGAACAATTCACCTAAAGGGGACGCTCGATGGAACAGATTTTCTACGGCTTCTACGAAGACCCGTCATCCGACAGACCGGATCATGAACCGCAGCGAGACGCGCCGTGCCTGTACTGCGGAAAGCCGGTGCAGCCGGAAGACGTTCGCACCCACTCATTGATGTATTCGAGCGAGAGCTATGCCAAGCGCAGCTACTTCTACCGCACGCACCGCACCTGCGATGAGAGGTATGGCCCCGCACACGAATTGCCAGCCGGAACGGACCACATGATTTTAGACATGATCGCCCGGAACGGCGACTAACAGAAAGCGGACGTTCGATGGATTGGTTCATTCTGCTTTGGATGGAGTTCAAGGGCTATCGTCTAGCCGTGGTGACACACTCCTGCTCCTGCACAGACACAAACTGCGACCGGCATCAGCCCGTCCAGTATTTCAAGTAAGGGACAAAAAAATGACCACGACAAATGCCGATCCATTCGATGTGTGGGGCAAACCGCCGGAGAGCATCATCACCCGGCTAACCGAAAAGCAGCTTGACGCTCTGCGCGCCTATGTCAGTCACACCGCGAAGAAGGTTTATCGCCTCGCCCACGACATTGGGTACGACAGCGGGCTTGAGACTGCCGAAGCGATGATCGGCAAGCGCCGCCAGCGTCACAACAAATCCTAAAGGGGAGGGTTAAAACATGCCAGCCGAGTTTGATTGCGGAGACTGCGGCGCGCACGTCGTGCAGATCGTGGCCGACGAAGTGCCCAAGGTCGCGCTTTGCATGCAGTGTATTGCGCTTCCCGGCTGGTTCAACGACCCGGTGCTGCGCAAGATGCTGGCCCCAGAATACAAGCCCAGCCGGTGGCGGCGCATTTTCGAGTACATGACAGGAACCAAGATATGAAAATCACAAAGCAGGGCGAAACATCGCCAGTGCGCAGCTGCAATTCCCACGGCTGCCCGCGCCTGGCCGTGGGCATGGTGCGCATGAATATCCCCAACATGCTGGCACCCACCAAGACACCGACGCTGCAAATGCCGGTGGCGCTTATCCTGTGCGCGACCTGCATCAAGGTGGCCAGCGCGCAAATGTTCATGACGACCGAATGGCAGCAGCAGGTGCTGGTGGTTCTCAAGAACCGCGGCGCTGTTGGCCAGCCGGACTTCGCCAGCGCGTGGCTGGACCTTGTGCCGTTCGGCGAGCCCAATGTTGTTTCAGAGGGAGTCCACCATGCCGCAGACTAAACTTATGACCGTGACGCTGGCGCTGCTGGACCGCATCAGGCCGCACGAAGCCCGGGGCGTCAAAATGGACGACCTGCAAATAGTGCTGGGCTTCGACACCCATGCCAGCATCAAGGACGACCCGCTGTTCAAAGAGGAAGAACAGCGCTTCAAGCAGCCGGTGCTGCTGGGCATCGACTACATAATTGACGCCGACACCCCGCGCCTGCACAGCGTGCGCGTGAAGGCTGACAGGCGCACCAAGGCATGACCGGCGGGCGGCATTACATGGCCATCGACACGGCGGGCCTGAATAGTGACCACGCCGCCGCCATAGAATGGGCCCAAGGCGAAATCCGCAGGGTCTACACAATCCCCCGCGAAATGATGGCCAACACCGAAGCCACCACCGCCTTTGTCGCCAACCTGCGGCTGGCTGCTTGGATGCAGCACCTGCGCCGCTACCATATCGGCGAAGAAATACTGGCCCGGGTCTGGCGGCTGAACATGAACACCAACTGGCAGGAAGGCACCGAACTGCGCGGGATGCGGCGCAAGGCCCACGAATTTGACGCATACCTGCGCAATGCCATGCCCAAGGGCGAATTTATCCGCGAGTATGGCCGGGCCAACTTCGAAGCCATCCCCCACCACCTGCTTTACAAGCGCGGCCGGCGGCGCTGGGTGTCCTATAATGCCGTGCGGGAGCGGGTTTGGGAGATTTGGCAGGGGCGGCGCCGGGTCGATTATGTGCAGGTCTGCGACGGCAACGGTTTTTATGGAGACAACCTGCGCCTGTCGCATATACCGTGGGCCGTATTCGCCGCGCATCGGGGCTTTGCGGCATGAGGGGCGCACCATGGACATTCTGCCTGCCGTTATCGCGGTTTGCGTCGTGGCCGTAGGTATTTCCGCCGCCGGCATGGCGTGGGGCATGGGCATGTCGCCGGTCGGCATCCTGCTGGTGACCATCAGTACCTTGGCTGTGGTGGCGCTGTGTTCGCTTGGCATTCTGGCGCTGGCTTACTGATGTTTTCCAACACCATGCGCCACAACCAATGGGCCTTTTATCACTGGTGCCCGGGCTGCCAGCGCATGCACGGCCTGCCCAAGCAGGGCTGGAAATTCAACGGTGACGCCAAGTCGCCCAGCTTCACGCCCAGTTTTCTGCACCGCTACACCCGCGACGACGGCCCAGACGTGCGCTGCCACTATGTCGTGACGGAAGGCGCGCTGCACTACGAGCCCGATTGCACCCACAAGCTGGCTGGGCAGGTCGTGCCCATGCCCGACGTTCCACACCACGAAGCAGAAAGGCTTGGGTTATGATCGACGAACGCCGCGCCGCCGCTCTTGCTGCCGCACCAATGGTGGACCTGCTGGGCCGGGACATAAACCGATGCAGCCCAGACGACCCGGTGCTTATTCCCCGCATCACGCACGACACCCCGTTTTCTGCCGGGCCGGGCTGGATTGGTGTTTCCGAATACGGAACAGAAAAGCACCTCAAGCCAAACATTCGCTGCATCTGCGGCGTTTGGACTGGCATTGGGTTGCACCATGTCCATGCCGACGGTCGCGTCACCGCCTCTTTCTTCGACGCCACCGCCGAAACCCTCGCGGCCATGGGCGAGTCCGGCAAGCGCTTTGCAGCCGGCTGCGGCTGGCATGTTTTCATCAAGCTGGACGGTTACGAGTTCGGCGACTTTCCTTCGGAGCCTTGAACATGACCGAGTTAGAATTTGGGCAGCAGACCCTGCGCATGTTCTCAAAACCGCCCAAGCCGCCGCTGTGGCGCCGGCTGTCCATCGCGCTGCTGGTTCTTCTGGGCCTTTCCGGCTGCGGTTCCTGCATCGACCCTTTCACCACCCTGTCCGATTGCCCGAGCGGCACACCCGGGCACCATTCCGAGAAAAGCAAATGACCGCCGACCGTCTAGAAATCGTCTACCGCAACCCGGCAGACCTCAAACCCGACCCCAAGAACATGCGCACGCATTCGCCAGAACAGGTCGAACAGCTGCGCGCCTCGATCGCCGAAAGCGGTTTGACAGGCCCAATCCTGCTGGACGCCACCGACACGGTGCGGGTCGGCAACGGCAGACTCGCTGCGGTGCTGCTGCTGGGCTGGTCAGAGATACACACCATCACCAAGGTGGGCCTATCCGCTGAACAGTGGCGCAAGCTGGCGATTGCCGACAATCGCATTGCGCTGAATGCCGGCTGGAACGAAGAACTGCTGCGCGCCGAACTGGGCGAACTGCACAACAGCGGCATCGACCTTGGCAGCCTTGGTTTCGACCTTGGCGAACTTGGCGACCTGCAGGTGCAGGGCTTCGTGAAAGAGGAAGACACCCGCCGCCTTCCCGAGCCGGCGCAGCAAATCCCCAAGAACCCGATTTCCAAGCGCGGCGACCTGTGGCTGCTGGGCCGTCACCGCCTGATTTGCGGCGACAGTTCAGACCAGGCAAGCATGGCCAAGCTGTTCAACGGCACCGGCATCGACATGGTGCTGACCGACCCGCCGTATTGCAGCGGCGGCTTTCAGGAAGCAGGCAAAGGTGCCGGCAGCGTCGGCACGCGCGGCAGCGAAATGGTCGCCAACGATACCCTGTCGTCGCGCGGCTATAGCGCGCTGATGAAATCCGTTATTCCCACCATCGGCGCTGGCGTCGTCTATGCCTTCACCGACTGGCGCATGTGGCTGACCCTGTTCGACGTGATCGAAAGCAGCGGCTATGGCGTGCGCAACATGATCGTGTGGGACAAGGAAACCCCCGGCATGGGCGCCGGCTGGCGCATGCAGCACGAACTGATTATGTGCGGCATCGCGGTGAAGTCGCCTTTCGACCCCAAAAAGGCGCAGGGCAACGTGATCAGGTGCAAGCGCAGCGGCAACATAAACCACGCCACGGAAAAGCCGGTGGAATTGCTGGTGAAGGTTATCGAGGTAACCGACATGGCCAAGACGGTGTGCGACCCGTTCAACGGTTCGGGATCCACCATGCTGGCCTGCGAACTTACCGACCGGACCTATTTCGGCAGCGAACTTACGCCGGGATATACCGACGTCACGGTCGGGCGCTGGGAATTGCACACCGGGCTGAAAGCCACGCTGGACGGTGACGGGCGCACGTTCGAGGAAATCAAGGCCGAACGCTTGGCCAAAAAGAAAAAGGCCGAAGCATGAAGGGCTTTTGGTATCTCGCCACGCCGTATTCCAAATATGCGGAAGGCATCGAAGCGGCTTACTGGATGGCGGTGCGCGCGCGCGGGTATTTCTTGCAGGCCGGCCTGTCGGTGTTTTCGCCCATCGTGCACAGCCACCCGGTCGCGGTGGAATGCAACTTGGACCCGCTGGACCACAATCTTTGGCTGCCCGACGACGAGCCGCTGATGGAAGCGGCGCGTGGGCTTATCATGTACCAAGCCGACGGCTGGGAACGCAGCTATGGCATGCAGGTGGAAGCCGACCATTTCATTGCGCGCGGCAAGCCGCTGGTGAATTTCAAACCCGGCGTCCACACGGTGCGCAGCTTCGACTGGGAACACCTATGACGAACGACGAAAAAAGCGAGGAAGCCACCAACCTGCGGGGCCTTGCCGCCCAGCGCGACAAGCTGGCTCGCATCAAAGAACTGCACCGCGGCGGCATGTCCCGTGCGCGGCTTATCCAGACTTATGGGCGGGATTTGGTCCACCTCGCCCTGTCAGGCAACTAAACCCGGGCCGCAACATTTCCACTTCACACCCAACCAAAAGGATTTCCCATGTCCAGTAGATTAGCTGACACCAAGCTGGCGGCTATCGCCGAGTCCACCTTCGAAGCCCGCATTGCGGTGACGTTTCGCAGCATCGGCAGCCTGATCGCCAACGCCAAAGACCTTACCGAGGTCGGTGAACTGGGCCGCGAGATTGCCGCGCAGGCCGACGACTTCGCCATCAGCCTGTGCAAAGACGTGAAGTTCGGCACCAATGCCGCCGCCCCCATGGGCGACGTTGCCGGCAAGACCCGCCCGGGCGTTGACGCCGACCAAAGTCTGCAACGCCACCGCGACCAGCAGGGTCAGGGCGACGACACGGCGCCGGCCAACCCGACCCTGAAACAGTGGACCGACCGTGGCTATCCCGCCGACAAGTACCCGCCGCGCGGCCACGAAGCCCAGACCGACGGCCTGCCCACCCTGTCGTTCGATGATGCGCAGGTCACCACCCCGTGGCCGACCGTCGCGCAGGCCCCCGCCAGCATCAAAACTGGGCCGGGCCGCACCCTGCAGGGCGACAAGCTGACCCTCAACGCCACCAATGGTCATGCCACCTACCGCTTGCCCGACCCCAGCGCCGACCCGCTGGTGCTGGTGCTGGTGCTGGGCAGCGACACCTACGTCCCGCGCGCTGCGGCATAGACTGGCGCCGGTTTCGATGGCAGCATTCCCGGGCTGAACAAAGAGCCCAGCCCGGGAGGCCGTCATGTGAACCCAGCCCCAAAGTCCCAGCCACATGCTGGGCAGGTCAATTATTCAGGGGTCGTTTGCCTCAACCGCAACGGTTCTGATGATTACAGCGAGAAGCCCCGGCCAATTTCCATTCGCCGGGGCTTTTTTACGTCCGGCGCGCGTGGAATACCCACTAGGTGGTATAGTGGTATGTCGTCCACCGGGCAACAAAACCAACCCATTGAAAACACGCCACCTTTGCGGTCGAAAAAACGAACAGGCGTCTTAAACCGACGAAAGGTTCCGGGGGGTGTGGGGAGAATAGCGGAAAAAGTGCACCCCATGCGGATATGCCAAATCGCGCATGCGTCAAGCGCCCCGGCCTTTGTCAACCAGCACCGCATCCGGCTTTGTTCTTCCAAACCCGTGACCTGCGCCAAAATGCAAACTGACCGGAATGCTTGCATCACCCAAAAAAATGCCCGGCAGCGTTTCCGCGCCGGGCCAAGGTTCGAGGGGCGCCCCATGGCAGGGCGGCGCGTGCAGCGCGCGACGCAGTTCTAGCACCTTGACCAATCCCGACCAACGGTGTCCGCTGCTGGCTTCCCGCCGCCTAGGATTCGCCACATGCAGTTTGCCATCCACCTTCTGCCGTGGCTTGCCCTTTGGGCTGCACTTTGTGTTTTCATCATCTTGCGTCGAAACAGAAGGCACCGTGGCAAGCCCACGCGGTGCCGGCTGCAAATCCAAATTGGGCAGGAGGTTTTCACCATGTCGTTCAGTCTCAAGTCTGGCCAGTCGGCCACCATCAGCGCCGCGTTCACGGACGCCGCTGGCGTTGCGCACCCGCTGGCCCCCGGCAACGTGCCTGCCTGGTCGGTTTCGCCCGACGGTGCCGTTTCCATCACGCCGGCCGCCGATGGCCTGTCTGCCGAAGTGGTCGGCGGCGCGACGCCCGGCGACTTCACCGTGTCGGTGAACGGCGAAGGCGACCCCGTGGTCGGTGCCGACACCATCACCGGCAACATCGCCGGCACGATTGTTGAAGCCGAAGACACGCAGGTCACCCTGACCGCCGTCGTGCACTAAACCGCCTTCTCGGGCGATTACTGGAAAGGGGCGGGCCTTGGTGTCCGCCCCTTTTTGTTGACTAGCAAACCAGCGCGTGAGAACACATGCACCGGCTGCTGCACCATTGGGGAATGAATGGACTTGGACCTGCGCTGGTTCGTCGTCGTCACCAAGCCTTCCAAAGAAAAGCTGGCAAAACACGGGATTGAAGAACAGGGCTTCCCCGTTCGAATGTTCATGTGCACGTTCGAGCGCCCCCACACCCGCAGCATAGAAACCGTGCGCGAGCCGCTCTTTCGCCGCTACCTGTTCGCCCAGTTCGCCATCAGCCAAAAACACAACGACCGCGGCAAGCGCTGGCAGGGCATCGGCAACACACGCGGCGTGCGCCGGCTGCTGGGCGCCGACACCAACCGATATTCCCACCCCACACCTGTGCCGGTCGGCATTGTCGAAGACCTTGAAGCGCGGCAGGACGCGCACGGCTTTATCCACCTTGTCCCGCCCGAGCCGGTGCGGTTCGAGAAAGGCGAGAAAGTGCACTTTGTGGATGGCCCATTCCTTGGCATCGACGCCTTGGTTCAAGAGGACGAAGACGCGCGCGTGAACGTGCTGCTTGACATAATGGGCACAGGTTGTGTTATTCCGGTGATGCGCGAACAAATCGCGCGGGGCTAATTGGTTTCAAGGGCGAACGCAGAAGCTAAATGCTTCAGCCGTCCGGTGTGGGAACCATCCGAAGCATAGGACATGGGCAAGCACCCTTACCAAGCCACCGATGCAGACCGGGCCCGCGTAAAGCGCCTTGCATCATTCGGCCTTCCCCACGCAGAAATCGCGCTGCTGGTTACCAATCGGCAGACCGGCAAGCCCATCGCCATCCCAACGCTGGTTGAACATTTCCCCGACGAGCTTGGTATTGGCAAACTCGAACTGTTCGCCGGCACCGCCGACAGCTACTGCAACCGCCTGGTCGGTGCCAAAGCGCAGGTCGACGAACACGGCAACATCGTGCGCGCAGAAGTCTTGCCCAGCGAAACCGCGCAGGAAAGATATTTGCGAAACTGGGGCAGGCAGTATGGTTGGGACGGACCCGTGGACGACCCGTTCGCAGGCTGGGACATTTCAAAGTTGACCGATGCGGAACTCCAAATCCTTCACACGCTCAAGGCCAAGGCCGGTAAACCGGGGTCTGACACTTGAGGCGATAGAAGCGGAGATCGCGCGCCGGCACCGCGAACGCCAAGCGGAAATCGACAAAGCCGACATTGCCGAAAACCGCGAAGCCATTCTCGAACGCTGCAAGACCTTCCCCGGCTTCATAAAAGAGGCATGGCACGTCGTTGAACCTGTCCACCACCTGCACTGGGGGTGGGCGCTGGACGCAATGACCGACCACATGCAGGGCGTGTTCAATGGCGACATAATCCGCCTGCTTATGAACGTGCCGCCCGGCTTTATGAAAAGCATGATGGTGTGCGTGTTCAGCCAAGCCTATGAGTGGGGGCCGCTGGGCCGGCGTTCTTCCACATACCTTTCCGCGTCATGGAATGAGGAATTTGCGGTGCGCGACTCGCGCAAAACCCGCGACCTTATCCAAAGCGCCTGGTTTCAAGAACTGTGGCCAGACGTGCACCTGACCCGCACAGGCGAAGCAAACTTTGCCAACAGCGACTTTGGCACGCGCACCGCCCGCCCCTTCGTCGGCCTGACTTCCGGCCGCGCCGACCGCCTTGTGTGGGACGACCCGCACAGCACCGAAAAAGCCGAAAGCGACAAAGACCGCGCGCGCGCCACCCGTGTTTTCCGCGAAAGCGTGGGCAGCCGCATCAATGACCCGGTGAAGTCGGCCATTATCGGCATCATGCAGCGCCTGCACGAAAACGACGTGTCCGGCGTCATTGAGCAGCTTGGCATGGATTATGTGAAGCTAATCCTGCCCATGGAGTTCGAGAAAGACCGCCGCTGCGTCACCTTTGTGAACGGCAAGCAGTTTTTCATTGACCCCCGCAAGCGCGAAGGCGAACTGCTTTTCCCCGAGCGCTTCCCGCGCGACGTGGTGGAAAGAGACAAAATCCCTCTGGGCGAATACGGCGTCGCCGGCCAATTCCAGCAGCGCCCGACACCGCGCGAAGGCGGCACGTTCAAGCGCCATTGGTTCGATATTGTGGAAGCCGCGCCTGCGCTGGGCAACAAGTGCCGCGCATGGGACTTGGCGGCGACCAAAGGGGGCGGTGACTTCACGGTCGGTGTGCTGATGCAACGGTGCCCGACCGGGATTTACTACATTCTGGACGTGGTGCGGCTGCGCGGTTCGCCCAAGATGGTGGACGACGCGATAAAGAACACCGCCACGCAGGATGGCAAAACCGTCCGCATTCGCCTGCCTCAAGACCCGGGACAGGCCGGCAAGTCGCAGCGCGCCGCCCACTACAGCCTGCTGGACGGATGGACAGTTCGCATCCTGCCGGTTACTGGTGAAAAATCGGTGCGCGCCACCCCGCTATCGTCACAAGCCGAAGCCGGAAACGTGAAACTGGTCCGTGGTCCTTGGAACGCGGCATTTCTTGAGGAAATCGGAATGTTCCCGAATGCCAGTTTTGACGACCAAGTGGACGCGGCGGCAGATGCGCACGCCGAACTTGTCGCCATGGTCCCGCAGCAGGTCAAACACGTCGGGCCCATGATCCTGACCGCGCCCCGGAGCGTGCTGTAATGGCCCCGCGCGCAGCCGCCAGTCTCGCCGCCGCCGCCATCGCTGCGTCGCCGGCCAACACCATCCAGCGCAACCCCTACATGGACGGGTCGGGCCGGTGGGGCAGCCCGGCCATGACCACGGGAATGGAGTTCAACACGGTCGGTTCTTCCGGCCTGCGCCAGTACAGCGGCTGGGTGCGCGAAGAATTTCTGCCGCAGCTGCAAGGCAGGCAGGCCGTCCGCACCTACCGCGAAATGCTGGACAACTCGCCGACCGTCGGCGCCGTCAATTTCGCCATCCAGCAGACAATGCGGCAGGTGGAATGGCGCGTGAACGGGCCGGACGACACGCCGGATTCCGCCGCTGCGGTGGAATTTGTCGAAAGCTGCATGAACGACATGTCCCACACATGGGACGATTTCGTGTCGGAACAGCTTTCCATGCTGCCTTACGGCTTCGCGCCGCACGAACTGATTTACAAGCGCCGGCAGGGCCGCAAGCCGCCCAGCGTCGCGCAGCAACTGAGCAACGCCAACCGACCGGCGACAAGCAAGTATGACGACGGCAAGATTGGCTGGCGCAAAATCCCGCTGCGCGGTCAGGACACCGTCATAAAATGGTTTTTCGACAGCGACGGCGCAATCACCGGCATGACGCAGCAGCCGTGGGTTGGCGGCATGATCGACATTCCCATTGAAAAGCTGCTGCTTTTCCGCCCGCGCGCGCACAAGAACAACCCGGAAGGGTTCAGCATCCTGCGCAATTCCTATCGCCCGTGGTTCTACACCAAGCGGTTGGAAGAACAGGAAGCCATCATGCTGGAACGGTTCGGCGGTCTTCCGCTGATTTCCATTCCCATGTCGCTGTTCGAAGCCGCCCAGCTTGGCGACCCGAACGCCATTGCCAGCATCGAGGGCTGGAAGACGATTGGGCGCAATGTCCGCGTCGACGACCAAATGTGCATCGTCATGCCGTCGGACGTGTATGTGAACAACGACGGCACGCTGTCCAACCAGCGCCAGTACAACATCGAGTTCGTCACGCCATCGACGACCAAGGGCGGCATGTCCGCCGACACGTCAATTGAGCGCTACAAGCTGGACATAATGACCAGCGTTCTGGCGGACTTCCTGTCGCTGGGCCATTCGTCGCGCGGCACGCAATCGCTGGCCAACACCAAAGTGGACCTGTTCTTTCAGGCCACCGAAGGCTGGGTGGGTTCGAATGCCGAAGTTCTGAACCGCTATGCCCTGCCGCGCCTGTGGGCGCTGAACGGGTTCGACGACGACAGCATGCCGCGCTTTGAGCCCGACATGCCGCAGCGCACCGACTTGGACGTGCTGTCGAATTTCATTCTGCGTTTGAGCCAGGCGGGCATGCCTTTGTTTCCCGACCCTGACACCGACCAGTATTTGCGCGATGTGGCGGGCCTGCCCGACGTGGCGGACGAAAACGCCGAAGCGCTGCTGGCGGCTTACACCGCGCAGGACGATGCGGGCGACGCCACGAAGTCCAACCAGCCGACCGGCGGGGAAGACGGCGCACCTGACGTCAAGAAAATGATTGCCGGCGCCATCACGCGCCGCCTCATCAAACACAACTACCGCCCGGAACTGGCCAACAAG